CGTAGCCCGTGGCGCTGGCCTGCCCGCCGTAGCCCGTGGCGCTGGCCTGCCCGCGGACGCCCGTGGCGCTGGCCTGCCCGCCGATCATTCGGGCGGGGACGGCGCCGTGCTCGATCAAGAACGTCACGGCGCCCTCGCGGGTGCCGCAGTAGACGACCACGCCGCGGGGGAACTTGACCTTCTTGCCCAGGTCCACAATGGAGTCGGCGGGTACCTCCACGACCAGCCACTTCGCGTCGGGCTCCCAGCTCAGCAGGCCGCCGTCGCCCTCGCCGTTGAGGAGGCCGTGCAGCCCGTAGCCGCACACGGCCTCCGAGCTCCAGTCGGGCGCCTCGACGGGTCCGCTCTCGGGCCACTGGAACCCGCCGTGCGAGGTGAGCGTGGCGGTGCAGGTGCGGAGAACGTAGGCGAGGGCAGCAGTCGCGGCCACGGAGGTCTTCTTGGGGCGGGGCATCGGGTTCTCCTGGGCGCCCATGGGTGGTCGGACTTGGGGGGCGCGTCCCAACCATTACGCCATGGTGGCGTAATACGCAAGTCGATAGGCGCCCCAGCGTCGCATTTCGTCAACGCCGCGGGGGCGCGAGGCCGCCGGCCTGGGCCCTGGTGCGCTCCAGCGCGTCGGGCTCGGCCGCGTCCCACCGGATGAAGAGCTGGCTCTCAGCGTCCACCTGATCGTCATTCGCCCCGAGCGGGAATTGAACGTGCTCCTCGATGAAGTCGAGCAGCCAGGGCGCCCACTGCACCTCGGGCAGCCAGACCTCGCCGGCCTCATAGGCGATGGCCGAGATCTGCGCGCGGGCCTCCTTGCTGGCCTGGGGGTTGAAGGCGATCAGGCCGGGCACCTGCCCGCGCAGGAGCTGGATCAGCGCCGGGCCGTTGGCCTTCTCCTCGATCAGCTTGAGGCGGGCCTGGGGCCACTTCGCCGCCATGCCCTTGAGCGCGACGATGGTGGCCGGGAGGTCCATCTGCCCGCGCACCTGGTCGAGCAGGTAGCGGTTGGTTCCCTTCCTGCCCCAGCACTGGATCACGACGTAGTCGCTCTCCGAGCTGTCCTTGAAAGCGCAGTCCACGGTCAGGGCCAGCTCGTCCAGGCCGCGGGCGAAGCGGATCGGGTCGCCCTGGTATCGGCGCTGGAACCACTCGCGTTTAAACCGCGTCCCGCCCACAGGCGCGGGGTGCTGCTGGTACTGCGCCGCCCAGGTGCGCCCGAAGCCCGGCTTGTGCTTGCGTGCGTCGCACCACGCCCGGTCGTAGCGGCCGGGGATCAGCAGCTCGCCCGGCCGGCGCCGGGGGTCGCGCGGGTGGCGGTGCGACGCGGGCAGGAGCGGGTCGTGCTCCATGGGCAGCACCACGGCCCGCACGCCGCGCTTGATCAGCTCGCCGGCCAGGTCGCCCTCGGCGAGGCGCTGCATGATCGTGATCTTCCATCCGTGCTTCGGTTCTACGCGGCTGTCCAGCGTGTTGTCGTAGATCGAGACGCCCGCAGCCATGCGCTCGGCGATCTGCGCTGGGGTGGCGACGCCGGGGAGCACCTGCTTGGCGTCGTAGGGGTCGTCTACAATCAGCCCGTCGAAGCGGTGGCCGGTGATCCCGCCCCAGATCGAGCGGCACATGCGCTGTCCGCCCGCGCTGTTCGTGAAGTTCATGCGCTCCTGCATCTCAGGCGAGAGGCCCCAGGGCTGAACCTCCCCGCGCTCGACCAGCTCGGCGACGCGGCCCTGATACCAGGGCGTCCGCAGGAGCGTCCTCATGCGCAGGCTGTCGCGCGCGACGACGGTGGGGTCCTTCGCCGTGCAGAGCACGCGCCACTCCGGCCGGCGCAGCCAGGCGTAGGGCATGAGCAGCGCGGACACCAGCATGGACTTCGCCGTGCCCGGGGGCATGCAGATCACCAGCTCGCGCACGCGGCCAGCGATCACGCCGTCGAGCTCGTCGGCCACGAGGTCGAGGTGCCAGTTGTGCAGCAGCGGCCGGTTTTGCTCGACCTCCCGCCAGGCCCGGCGGAAGAACCACGAGTAGACGTGCAGCGCCGCCTCCTCGCGCGCTGCCTCCCGGATCGCCGGCCCGTCGGCCCCAGCGAGCGTCACTGGCCCTCGCCGCCAGCCTCGTCGACCTCGCCCAGCTCGGCGGCGCTGGAGGCGCCCGCCAGGGCCAGCACCTGCTCGAGCGGGAGCTTGCTCATGTCCAGCTTGACGCGCCCCTCGGTCTGGACCGGGCCGCCGCCGGGGCCCGTGTGCCGGAGCTCGATCTTCTGGCGGGCGTAGTTCTCCGGGTGGCGCACGGCCAGCCGGTGCGCGCCCGCGCGCCAGTCCCCGGGCTGGTGCTCCACGCGGCGGGGGATCACCTCCTCATAGGCGGCGATCTCCTCCACGCGGCCGTCGGGGTGGATGATCCGGCGCGCGGGGCGCTGCACGCGCACCTCGTCGGTCACGATCACCGTCCCCGTCCTGGCCTCGCTGATCGCGTTGAGGTCGTAGACCGAGCAGGTGGCCCGCGCCCGCGTGACCTCCTCCAGAAACTCCGCATAGGGCTTGCGGCCGGCCCGGCCGAGCTCCATCCACTTGTAGAACGTGGACGGCGCGATCCCCGCGTGATCGGCGGCGATCTCGTCCGTCGCGCCCACCTTGGCAGCGGCCAGGAAGGCGGCGCGCACCTCGTCGGTCAGCTTAGTCGGCCGTGCCACGGTCTCCTCCCTTCTCGGCCTGCTGGACGGGCTGGCCGCACGTCGGGCAGGTGCCCGCGGCCAGGGCGCGGCGGGCGCGCTCGCGGGGCAGGCCCGCCAGCACCGTCCCCTCGGGCAGGCCGAGCGCTCGCGCGGCGGCGCGGGGGCCGTCCCCCGTCCGCTCGATGTGCTCCAGCACCGCGCTCCAGTCTACGTCCCGCGCCATGGCCGCATCGTAGCTGATTGCAGTCGCGAGCGCGAGGGGGCGTTGGCGGGGCTGGTATACAAACGCCACATGTTTTAAACGGCCGCCTACGCCAGCTCCAGCATCCGGCGCGGGTAGTGCAGGGCTGGGGCGCGGTCCAGGGTGGGGTCCAGCGCCCAGCTATAGACGTGGTTGCCGGGGTGGGCGAGCACGCGGAAGGGGCCCTCGCGCAGCGCGCGGTCCAGGTAGGCCGCCGGGGCCTCGCCGTGCTGGATCCTGGGCGCGCCCCAGCCCACGAGGCGCTCGTAGAACCCAGCGGCGCCGCGGTGGCCGGCGATCAGCTTGGAGGCCCCGCGCTCGGGCACCACCTCGCCCGTCGGCGCCAGCACCAGCCGGCGGCGCTTCCCCCGGCCGTGGTAGGCGGCTCCGCCCGCCTGGTAGGTCTGGCCGACGTGGCCGGGCAGGATCTTCGATCTGTCCGCGCGCCGCCGGATGATCGGATCGCTGTAGCTGATCACCAGCCGCACCTCGGGCAGGTCGCGCCGGAGCGCGCGCAGCGCGGCCGCGACCGTGGCGCTCTCCCCGTTGCCCTCCACAAGGTCGAGCAGGACGAGGCGCTGGAGCTCGACGACGTGCGCGGGGTCCACGCCCGGCGCGTAGCGGGGGCCGACGGCGTCCTGCTGGCCGCGGCCGAAGACCACGACGCCGACGAGGCCCGTGAAGGCCCGGTACAGGCCATAGGCCACGCGCGCCGCGGGGTAGCTGCCCGCGTAGTGGTGCTCCTCGACGAAGGCCGCCGCCAGCTCGCGCTCGATGGGCTCCAGCCCGTGGGCGCGGGGCTCGAAGGGCTCGCCAACCGGGCGGTGGGAGGACCGGCCGCCGCGCCAGCGCTGGTCGAACATGGGCGCCAGCGTGACGTCCTCGGTCGGCAGCAGCGGGAGGCCGGTCGTCTTCACGATGGGCCGGCGCCGTGGCGGTAGGCGCCTGGGGGCAGCAGCCAGAGGGCGGGGTCCACCCTGGCCGGGCGGTCGTAGGTCCGCGACATAAGCACCGGCCGCCAGTCCTCCAGCACGGGCTCGGGCACCAGCAGCTCACCGCGATCCGCGAGCTGGCGCACGCTTTCCTTGCGCTCGATGGTGTAGCCGGTGGCCTCCTCGCGGACGGCGACGTGTTCGAAGCCCGCCGGGTCCACCGCGCGCGCCGTCGCCCGCTCGTTGGCCCGCTGGAACAGGCAGTGTCCACACGAGGCCCGCGCGAACCCGACGAAGTAGCAGGGATGGGGCACGATCCCCGCGGAGCGCATGATCTCCCACACGCTGCCCTCGGGCCAGCCCAGGATCGGCCGCCAGTGATCGACGCGGCGGGAGGCGTTGCTGGTCGCGTGCCGCTCGATCGTGGCGTAGCGGGCCCGGCCTGGGCTCTCCTCGCGGCGCTCGCCGGTGACCAGCAGGATCCGCCCGGCGCGCAGGCGGGGGTCGCGGGCGATGGCCCGCCGCGCAACGTCGATCTTCAGGTAGGCCGAGCACCAGCGCTCGGTCAGATCGGCGCTCACCTGGGGAAACCGGAGGCGCGTGCCGGCGGGCCCGGATCCGCCCTTGGTCTCGCGAACGCCGTCCTCGCGCTGGACGGTGACCGGCGCCGTGGGGGTGTCCTCGCGCAGCATCTCGCGCAGGAACCCGCCCTCGCGCCACTGGTAGCGGATCGGCAGATCGAGCGCGCGGGCCACGGCCTCACAGTAGGCGTGCGTCACGGGCCAGTCCATGAAGCCCGGCTCCTCGGGCGAGCCGTCGACGAGCTGGTGCCAGAGCTCAAGGCGCGCGCGGGGCACTCTGGCCGCGGCCATGAGCCCCAGCATGTGCAGCACGAGGGCGGTGCTGTCCTTGCCCCCGCTGAACATGACCAGAATGCGGTCGTACTCGCCCAGGGGAAGCAGGGTCGAGGTATCGGGGCGGGCGTTGTCGGGGGCGGGGATTTCCATGGGGGCTCCGATCAGAACTGGCGGGGCGGGAGGGCGCGGAAGGCCGCGATCCCTTGCGTGTGGTAGACGGCCAGGCGCTCGCCGGCCTCTCGCGAGGACGCCAGCCGGCGGAGCTCGGCGTAGTAGACGCGGCCGTGGTGCAGGGTCAGGCTGCACCAGGACGGCGCGCCCTCGAAGAGGGGGAAGGCCACTTCGCCGCGCGCCTCCTCGGTGGCCTCGGCGCCCAGGTGCTGCTCGAGCTGCTCGCAGGCGGCCCGGATCTGTGCGTGGGTTTCGAGGGCGGGGGTGGTTGCGTTCGAGTAGGGCACGGGCGGCTCCAGGTAACGACCAACCAATAGCGCCAGCGTGGCGCGGTTGCAAGTCGGAACGTCGCCAGCCCGGAGAAATCAGCGGCGGCGCCCAGCGCGCGACGCCAGGAACGCCTCGGCGAGCTGGCGCACGCGGCCGGGGTCCACCTGGGGGATCGAGACCAGCTCGCGCCGGGGGTCGCGGATCGTGCCGCTCTGCGCCGCCTTGGCCCCGCAGGCGTCGGCCACGGTGGGGTCGCTGCCCACGTCGGCCAGCAGGTAGTAGGCCACCACCTTGTCGGGCTGGCCGTCGCGGTCGACGCGGCCGATGGCCTGATCGTGGACCACGGGGCTCCAGTCCAGCTCGCCGATCACGACCGTCCGGCTGGCGTGCTGGAGGCCGTCCACGCCCGCGCCGGATCGCAGGCTCATCAGCAGCACGGGCGTCTCGCCGCTGGTGAAGCGGCGGAGGTTCTCCCGCTTCGCCACGGTGCTCTCCGAGCCCGTGAACATGGACGGCTTGAGCTCCCGGAGCTTCGCCTGGACGATGGCGTAGACCTCGCGGTGCCAGAGGTACACCACGGGGCGCTCGCCGCTCTCGACCAGCATCTGCACGAAGTCCGCGATGTATGGCGCCTTCGCGATCCCGGTCGCCTGGCGCATGAGGCGGTCGAGGTCCCCGCTGGCCTTCATGCGGTCGAAGTTGCTGGTCCGCTGGCCGATGATGATCCGCGCCAGCTCGGCCGCCGAGCCCGCGACGCGGTCCAGCGCGGCCAGGTCCGCCTCGATGTGGTGGGGCACCACGGTCAGGGGGGGCAGCTCGCGCCCGACCTCCTTGCGCGTCCGGCGCAGCATGATCCCGCTCTCGCGCAGGTACAGGCCGAAGGCCCGGGTATCGCGCACCCTGGTCTTCCGCTCCTCCTCGCCGCTCACGCACCACTCGCGGACGAATTCCTCGCGGCTGCCCAGCGCGCCGGGGCGCACGGCCTCGACCACGTTGAAGAACTCCCCGCCGTAGTTGTGGATCGGCGTGGCGGACAGCCCGATCCGGTAGGTGGCCCCGGCGGAGAGGTGCGCGGCGGCCTTGTACTTCGCCGTGTCGTTGTGGCGCAGCTCCTGGACCTCGTCGTAGACCAGCCCGCGGAGCTTGGGCGCCAGCGCCTCCGCCCAGCCGGCGATCCGGTGGTAGGTCGTGATCAGCACGTCGGGGAAGGCCGGCGCGACCCTGCGCCCGGTGCGCCGCGTCTCCTGGCGCGCCCAGGCTTCGGCCACGTCGTAGGGCTTGGTCCCGTCCAGGATCAAGATCCGCATCCCAGGGCAGAAGCGGTCGATCTCCCGCCGCCACTGCTCGGGCAGGTGGGTCAGGGTGACGACGAGCGCGGGCCTCGTGGCGGGGTCGGACAGGCCGGCGATGGCCGTGGCGGTCTTCCCCAGGCCCATGTCGTCGCCGAGGATCATGGCGCGGACGTGCAGCCAGAGGTCGGCGGCGATCCGCTGGTAGTCCCGGGGTGGGACGGCCAGATCGAAGGCCCGCGCGACGAAGGTGCCGGCCGCCACGGCGGCGACGGTGCGGCCCATGGCCCGGTGCGCCTCGGCGCCCATGTGCAGCAGGCGCGCGTCGCCTGCGCTCATCTCCAGGGGGAAGCGGTCGAGGAAGCACTGGAGGTCCCTGTCCACCTCGGGCGAGCGGCGGAGGCGGAGCTGGTCGTGCTCGTCGGCGTCCAGCCGTCCAACCCAGCGGCGCAGCCGCATCAGGGCATGGGGCTCGGCGGCGATCAGCCACCAACCGGCGCGGTGGACGAGGGTTCCGTGCGTGGGGATCGGGGCGGGGATCACAGCAGCAGGTCTCCGATGCAGAGGACGGCGAGGGGCTTGCCCAGCACCTGGTCGGGGAGGTCGCGGTGGGCGCGGCGCGTGGTGACGACGAGCACGCCCAGGACGGTCGCGTGCTCGGCGTAGCGCACTACCTGGCGGGTCAGGTCGGACAGGCCGCCGCCCACCTTCACCTCGAGGACGATCCCGCCCACGAGGAAGTCGACGCGGCTGCGCGGCCCCAGGGGCGCCTCGCGCTGGTGCGCGACGCCGGCCGCGGCCAGCAGCGCCGCGAGCTGCTCCTGCAGGTCGCGCTCGTCGGCCACGCGCAGGCCGGCGCCGCCCGTGGCGCGCAGGATGGCCTCGCCCAGCTCGGCGGGGCTCACGAGCACTCCCTGGAGCAGCGCAGCTCCGTCTCGCCGGGCACCAGGAAGGCGCCGGCGCGGCGGGGCAGGTAGGCCAGCGGGGCGCCGCACAGGGCGCAGCAGCCCGAGGGGGCCGGCGCGTCGACCGCGGGCCGGCAGTTGGACCAGTCCAGGCCAGCGCCGCGCCGCTGGGCCCAGGTGTGCCCTCCGATCCCGCCCGGGGCGCCGCCGCGCCGGCCGCGCCTCAAGGGGCACCCGGGCGCGCCGGGAGCTGCTGCGCGGCCAGCACGGCCTCGGCGATGGCCTCGTGGTGCCGCTTCGCCGCGGCCTCGGGCCAGTGCCGCGCGCCGCACTCCTCGCAGAGCCAGCAGCCGCACTGAAAGCAGCGGTAGAGGTCGGGCAGCGGCGTCCAGTTGCCACACTCGCCGCACGGGATCTTGATCGTGCGGCCTCTGGCAGCGCGCTCGATCTGGACCGCCAGCCGGCGGCGGTACTCGGCCTCGGACATGACGCTCATGGGCAGCTCCAGGGCCAGGGCGGACGGGGCCGGCGCCCCTTGTGCGCGTAGTGCATGGGCCTGGAGACGCGCCCCAGGGATCGGCAGGGCGCCAGCGGCGCGGCCCCGCACTCCCGGCAGGGCCAGAGGTGCCACCAACGGCGCAGGGGAAAGCCCTCCGCGGCCAGCTCGGCCGCGTGCGCGTGCAGCCAGGGCAGCAGGTCGTCCGGTGGCAGCTCGTCGCCGTGGTAGGGCGCCCAGGGCGAGAAGAAGTAGCGCACCAGCCGGGGCTCGCGGCGCACCTCGAGCGCCAGGGCGCAGCGGCCCGACCCGTCGTCGAGCATGATCCAGACCACGGCGCTGTCGCGCAGGCCACGGTCGAAGGCCAGCACGTAGCTCACGCGGCCTCCTCGGCCGGCCCGGCCCGTAGCTGGGCCTCGATCAGCGCCCGCGCCGGTGGCGGCGAGACGCTGTTGCCGATCCTGGCGATCTGCTCGCTCTTGGTCCCCGTGAGGACGTAGTCCTCGGGGAACCCCTGGGCGCGGGCCAGCTCGCGCGGGGTGAGCATCCGCATTCCAATGTCCACCACGGCCCACTCCTCGCCGTCGATCTCGACGGTGACGAGCCCCATGCGGGCCTTGGAGACGATGGTGTGCATGGGCTCGCTCTCGGCCAGCTTCGCCCACTGCCCGCCGGTTCCGTAGTACTTGATCAGGAAGGCCGCCACGAGCGCGGCGTGGCCTCCGCCGCGGCCTCCGCCCGCCGCGACCGTGGGGCAGGGGCCGTCCACGGGGACGCCGGCCCTGGCGCTCCCGTGCAGCTTGTCCAGGAACACGGCCGCGAGGCCGTGCGTGTCGGTCTCGGTGATCGTGCCGGCTGGCCGCTCCAGATCGCGGCCAGGGTTCTCCTTGCCCGCCGTGGTCCCGTTGTTGCGGGCCAGGAAGGCGGCGACGAGCCCGGCCTTGCAGCCGCCAGCGACCACGGTGCCGAGGGGCTTGTCGAGGTCCAGCACGCGGGGCGCCTGCCCGTCCCGCTCCCCGTAACAAAGCTGGACCAGCGATGCGGCGAGGAGGGCATGGTGGTTTGTCCCCGTCGCCGTGCCGAGCGGAGCCTCGGCGGGGCGCCCGACGCTGCCCTGCTGGAGCTGGACCATAGAGGCCGCGACCAACCCAAAGCGATTCTCGGTTGGAACCGTGGGCAGCGGTGCGGCCGCCTCGTGTACATGGGCCGGCCCATCTGGCCGCTCGCCGTTGTAGCGAATGAGGCTGGCGGCGACTACAGCGCGCTCGCCGCGGTGCGCGGCGGTGATCGTCTTCATGGGCTCGTCCACGGGCTCGGCCCTGCTGCTGTCGCTCCCCTGGTGCGTGAGGCAGGCCAGCGTCGGCGCGACCAGCACGCGGTCGCCGCCCTCGGGGTCGGCGGTGAGCGTCGCCAGCGGATCCTCCAGCGAGGCCAGCCGGCCGCCGTGGGACAGGTTGACGATGAAGGGCTGGGCGGCGGTCAGGACGTAGCGTCGCACGCCCTCGGCGATCCGCCGCTGCGTGGCCTCGGCCAGGGGCTTCTTGCGGGTGAAGATCGACGGGCACGGGATCGACCAGTCGATGCACTCGGCGGCCGAGCGCCACGGCCTGGGGCGGCCCGGCCCGTGCGTCGGCGTGGGCCAGGCCGGCGCCACGCCGTCGGCCCGCGCCACGAGGAACAGGCGGCGCCTGCTGGTCGGCGCGCCGAAGTCCGCCGCGTTGAGCACGCGCCAGTCCACCTCGTAGCCCATGACCTCCAGCCGCTCGACGAAGGCGCGGAAGTCCTCGCCGGCCCGCTCCTTGATGGGGCGGCCGCGCAGCTTCTCGGGCACGTCCGGCGTCTCGGGGTGCAGCGGCCCCCACTGCTCGAACTCGGGGACGTTCTCCAGCAGGATCATCCGGGGCCGGACGGCCCACGCCCAGTCGGGGACCACGTCGGCGAGGTGCCGGAGCTTCTTGCTCCGGGGCTTGCCGCCCTTGGCGCGGCTATGGTGCGTGCAGTCCGGCGACGCCCACAGCAGGTCGACCACGGGCTGGCGGCGCAGCACCTCGTAGGGGTCGACCGACCATACGTCCTGCTGCAGGTGGATGGACCGCGGGTGGTTGGCCGCGTGCATCCTGATCGCCGCCTCGCAGTGATTGACCGCGATCAGGGGCTCGCTCCCGGTGGCCTGCTTGATCGCCAGCGAGGCGCCTCCGCCCCCAGCGAACAGATCGACGCTGATCATGCTCCGTCTCCTGCGCGATCAAGATCGCGATCATCAGATCGATCCGCGTCGCACTCGCCCAGGGGCAGATCGGGCAGCGCGGATCGGATCAGGGCGCGGGCCTGCGCCACTACCTCGGGCCTGTTCCACGCGGTCACCTGCCCGCTCGGGTGGTACAGCAGCAGGCAGAGCGGGCCGCCGGGCCGGGCCTGGGCGGTGAAGAAGGGCGCGTCGGCGAAGCCGAAGGCCGCGGCCACCTGTCGTCCCAGCAGGATCAGCACGCGGTCGGCGTAGCTGGCCTCCAGGTGCGCGGCCGCGCGGCGCGCCGCCCTCATGCGGAAGTCGCCGATGCAGAGGTTGTGTCGCGCCAGCCCGCGGTAGGTGCGCGGGTGCAGCCCCAGGATCACGCGCTGGAGGCGGTAGCCCGCCGCCGTGGTGGGCAGGTCGTAGAGCGCGAAGCGCGGATCGTCGCCGTAGGGGTTGTTCATGCCCACGAGGACGGGCATGGTGCGGGGATCGGGGCGCTCGGTGTACAGCAGCACGCCCTCGCGCCCCACGACGCCATCCAGCACCTGATCGCCGACGCGGATGGTGGCGCGGGCCTCAGTCACGGCGCCGCCCCACGAGCTCGAGCATAGCCAGCTCGCCATCGATGTCGGTGACACCCCAGGCGAAGTCGCGCCGGATCGCGCCCAGCTCGGGGCAGCGGCTGAGCATGTCAATCCTCACCACGGCCAGCAGGTGGCCGGCCTGCCACGGCGGGCCGCCGTAGACGAAGCGCTGGGCGTGCGCGATCAGCGCGCCGTCGGTCGGCCTGGGCGTGGCGCAGTCGACCAGCACCAGGTCGTAGGGCGGCTCGCGGTCGGGAGTCAGGCCGGCGAGGGGCACCCCGAGGCGCAGGCTGTAGACGCTGAACCGAGCGCCAGCGGCGCGCAGGCGATCCGCCGTCCGCGCGTCGCTCTCGTCCTCTACCGCGGCCACCTCCAGATCGAGGTCCACGCCCGAGCCAAGGCACCGGGCGTCCAGGGCGGCGAGACCCAGCAGGAGCCCGCTGTCGCCGGCCCGCGGCACGAGGACGCGATTGCCCTGCCTGGGCGGGCGGTGATCCAGCACGCGCGCCACGTAGTCGGGGACTTGGCTCAAGGCTCCTCCTCGCGGCCAACGACGGCCAGCCGCGGCCGAATGGGGAGGCTGAGCTGGACGGGGCGAAACTTGCCCGACGGGGACACCGTCTCGATCAGCACCAGCCCCGCGTCGTCCAGGCGGAACACCCCTCCCCGCTCCTTCGCCACGAGCGCCCTGCAGGCCGCCAGCTTGCGCGCGACCTCGAGGTCGGGGTGCGGCACGGACGGCCACTGCTGAGTAGCGAGCGCGGCGACGAAGCGGGCCAAGCGGCCTCCAGTCCCCCCGTCGTAGCACCAGCGCGGCGCCGGATCAAGTCGCTTCTGCGCCGTCGCGGCGAATCTCGGGCGGCGGCGCGGCGGGCGCGGCCATGTACGCCTCGCACACCAGCGCGAAGGCGCGGCCCCGGCTGTTCTTGCCGCCGGGCAGGCTGGCGGCGGCGCGCGCCAGCGCAGCCTCCACGACCGCCGCGTGCTCGGCGGGCACCATGACGGCGACCTGGACGGGCGCGGCCCCGTGCTGGGCGCGCTGCTCGGCCTCCACGCGCTGCTCCAGCAGGGGCAGGGCGCGCCCCAGCTCGATCCGGTCCATCAGCTCGGCCTCGTCGTAGGGGAGGATCCCGGCCAGCTCGCGGGGCGGGGCCTCGCGCGCGAGCTCCTCGAGCAGCCCGGCCAGCAGGTGGGGCACGGGCTCGCCGGACAGCTCGTTGAGGTTGATCGTGATGATCCTGGCCGCCCTGTCGTCGACGTGGACGACCGAGCACGGGATCACCGGCCGGCCCAGGTCGTCCTTCCACACGCGCCAGCGATGCTCGCCGTTGAGGATCTGGTAGCGCCCCGGCGCCGTCGGGTGGGGGCGCACCACGAGCGGCGCGACCAGCCCCTGATCGCGCAGGTAGGCGAGCAGCTTGGCCCGGGTGCGGGCCGACATGCGGTTGGGGTTCCACGGGTTCGGGTCCAGGAGCCCGCAGTCGATGTCCACCACCTGCAGCACGGCGTCGCCCACGGCTACCTCCAGCCCACGAGGATCAGCTCTCGGTTCTGCGCGGCCTGCTGCTCGGTGGACAGGGCGCGCAGGTGTCCGTAGACCACGGACTGGCTCACGACGCGCCGCCGCGTGCGGCCCAGCATGGCCTCCAGCGCGGCCAGGTCGAAGACGGGGCCGCCGTAGGTGAGCACGACCACGGGCACGGCCTCGGCGGCGTCCAGCAGCTCCAGGAGCTGGTCGCGGCTGTCCTTGCGCGAGAACACGGACGCCTCGGGGGCCACGGGGCCGCCCAGCAGCATCTCGTCGAGGGGGCGCAGGGCCGTCTCGTAGCCCGTGGTCCCCGCGTAGGGCGGGTCCAGCACGGCGACGTCGGCCCCGCACGCACGCAGGAAGGCGACCGCGTCGCCCTGGACGGCCTCGTGCTGCTGGCCGGTGGCGAACACGCCGCGGTTGATCTTCTCCGCCAGCTCGGCGACCAGCGCCCGCGGGTGCGTGAGGCCCATGCGGCGCACGAAGCCCGCGTAGGATCCGGTCATGTTCAGCCGATCCCAGTCCTCCGCCGCGACGCGGTGGACGTAGGTCTTCGCGCCGAAGTTGCGCATCGGGCGCTGATCGAGGAGGTAGCGCACGCACAGCAGGCGGAGCAGCCAGCCGCGCTCGCCCGGGGTTCGGCGGGCCACCTCCATCGCGCCGCACAGGAACGCCGCGTGCGGCGGGGTGACCACGTCGGGCGCCAGGCGCTGCTCTACCCACCGCGAGCGGTCGGCGGGCGGGTCGAACAGGCGCAGCTCGTCGGCCGCGTCCAGGCGGACGCCCTCGTTGGCGATCAGGGCGCGGCCCACGATCACGCTCCGCTCGCCGAGGTCGTTGCAGAGCACGCGGTAGCCGCGCACCTTGGCGTAGAGCGAGACGCTCCCGCCCCCCAGGAAGGCGTCCGCCAGGACCGGCGCGTCGACGGGGGACGGGAGGTCTCGAAAGATGTTCCCCAGCAGCCGGCGCTTTCCGCCCATGTAGGGCGGAAGCGCGTCGAAGATCGGCAGCACGCGCCTACTCCTCGTCGGGGTCGGCGGGCTCGCTGTCGGGATCGGTGGTGTCCTCGTCCTCGTCGTCCTCGGGCGAATCGCCGTCCGCGCCAGTTCCGGGCTCGTCGGGCCAGCTCTCGCCGGGCGCCTCGTCCGGGGTGGGGGCCGCGGGCCGGGCCGGGGCCTGGGGGCCGGCCCCGAAGAGGGGCACCTGGGCCTCGGCCGAGCTGATCGCTCGCCGGCTGAGCACGCGGCCCGTCGCGGCGTCGATCTCGTAGGCCAGGCCCGCGTCGTAGTCCGCCTCGGTGATCACCTCGACGGATCGGACCTCCACCTTGTCGCGCACGACCAGGGCCAGGGCCGACCGCTGGCCCTCCAGCGCCGCCTTCTCCTCGCGCATGGCCTTCTTCTCGGCCGCGTGGCGGGCCTCCATCTCCGTGATCTTATCCTGCATGACCGCCAGCTCGTGCGCCTTGCGCTCGAACTCGTCGTCGGACAGCGGCACGGCGCGGTCCTGCGTCCGGCGGGTGATCTCGTGGCGGCCGGTGCGGCGCGGCGGGGGCTCGCGGCGCGCCTCGGGGACCTCGCCGCCCTCGAGCAGCGGGGCGTCCTCCAGCACGGCGTCGGGCGCGGGGCTATCGCCCTCCTCCTGGGCCGGGCCGCCCTCGGGCAGCGCGAAGTCCGCGGGCGGCTCGCCATCGGCCACGATGGCCTCGACGACGCGCTTGGCCTCGGCGAGGTCGGGGCTGGGGGACACGCTGTCGCGGTACAGCCGGATCGCGGCGATCTCGCGACCGTTGGCCCACAGGCCGCGGATCTGCACCAGCACCTCGGCGGGCAGCTCCGAGGCGTCGGCCGGCGCGGCGGCCTGGGCGGGATCCTCGGCGAGCGCGTCCAGCGGGTCCGGGGCCGCGTCGGCGGCGGGGGGCAGCGCCGCGGCGGCCTCGTCCCACCCACGCAGCCACTCGTCGATCTGCTCTCCGCTGTAGCCAAAGGGATGCTGGCTACGGGGCATGCCCTCGCCGTGGTCGGCGCGGCCGTGCTGGTAGGGGTTGGGCGCGGCCTCGCCGGGCGGGTCGAAGACGGCGGCGCCGGCCGGGCTGGCGGGCGCCTCGTCCTCGCCGCCCTTGCGGCGGCGCCTGGTCTTCGTGGAGGCGGCCTGCGCCGCGGCGGTGGGGGTGTCGGTTGGTTCGTGCATGGTCGGTGCTCCTGGCCGGCTGGGGCCGGCTCCTGCTGTTGTAGCGCCGGTCTGGCGCTCGCGCTACCCGCGGCGCGCGCGGGATCCTGTGTAGACGGGCTCGATGGTGGTGGGGCCTGTGTAGCCGAGGTCCCACCAGAAGAGGGCGTAGTCGGCGGAGTCGCCGCCTTCGCCTGTGAAGTCCGGTCGGTCGGCTATGACCCAGATGTGGCGCGCGGGGTGCGCGCGCCAGAAGTCGAGGCGCTCCTGGCCGGCGATCATGGCGAGCCGGAGCAGGAGTACGACGTGGCCGCCGCGCGCCACCACCTCCAGCGCGCGCTCGACGTGCTTCTGCGCGACGGGGCGCGGCTTCGGTATGATCCGGCCGGTGGACCGGCAGCGGCCGCACGGGCGCTCCCCGCCGCCGCGCGTGGCCCGTCGCCCACGCCCGCCACACTGGACGCAGTCCTGCTCGGGCAGCACCTCGCCGAATGGCGGGTTGCCGAGTACGACCGTCGGCCGGCGCGAGAGGCGCAGCGCGGGGTCCAGGAAGTCGCCCACCACGGCCTCGCCGCCCTCCTCGCTCACGAGGGCCAGCCCAGCCGCGGCGGGGTCGATGTCGACGGCGAGGTAGCGGTGGAAGACGCGCTCCCGGCCCTCGCGCTCCAGCACGGCGCGCACCCACGCGCCGCCGCCCACGCTGCACTCGAGCACCACCTGGGGCAGCGCGAGGAAGGGCAGCAGGGCCACGAGCGGCCGTGTCAGGCCGAGCGGGGTCATGTAGGCGGCGCCGGCCAGGTAGCCGCCCTCCCCGATCCCGGTGGCGCTCATGGGGTCGCCTCGCCGGCCGACGCCCGGTCGGGCTCCGCCACGTTGATCCGCGGCTCCTCGTGTAGCTCCAGCCAGCGGGCGAGCAGCCCGAGGCGGCGCATGGTGGGGATCCAGTCCTCCCAGCAGCCGGCCGTCGTCCCGGGCGCGCGGGCGGCGTCCAGGTCGGCGATCCGAGACAGGCCGCGGGCGGCGCGGTAGACGCGCACCTGCTCGGCCTGGGCGGGCTCCAGCACCAGCCCGCGGCCACGGGCCAGGATCCACAGGCGGCCGTCCGTGGCGAGGCCCGCGAGCCGCGCGTGGACCAGCGCCACGTCCCGGCGCACGGCGTCGGGGCCGGCGGCGGCCTGCCCCTCGTGGCGCATGTCGGTGTCGCCCAGCTCCAGCAGCGGGGCGAGGCCCTCGCGGCGCGCGGCCTCGGCCAGCACGCGGCCGACGGCTGCGCGCCAGGCGGCGACGGCGGGCACCGGGCCGCCCAGGGGGACGACGATCAGGACGGGCGGCCTGCGCCGCGCGTCGGGGCTCACCTGCCCTCCCAGATGCGGTCCAGGGCCGAGCGGTTGCGGTGGTCGTTGGTGTTGCCGCGATCTTCGTCGTCGGCCGGGGTGCGCCCGCGGCGGCGGCCGGTCTGGCGGGGCTCGCTGGCTACGTCGTCGGGCCCGTAGCGTCCAGGCAGGCGCTCGATCTTGGGGATTCGGTCTCGGGTGGGCATGATCAGGCTCCTCTCGGGGTCGGGGGCTTCTTGGGCCGCGGCGCGCGCTGCTGGCGCACGGGCGGCGGGTTGGTCAGGATCGACATCGGCCCGGCCGGGGCCTCGGAGGCGTTGCGCGCAGCACCCACAGCCAGCAGGATCGCCTCGGCCACGTCGGCGCGCGGGCCGCCCGAGGCGCTGTTCCACTTGTGGTCGCCCAGCAGGCGCCCCCAGCGGAGCGTTGTGACCAGGTCGACGGCGGCCTGCTTGCGCTCGACGCGGCCGCGGCCGCCGAGCTTCCACCACTTCCTCCAGCGCGCGGGGTCGACCAGCCACGGGTAGGCGAGGGCGGGGTTGGCCGCCCACCAAAACTCCAGGGCGCCGGCCAGCCGGCCGAGCCCGTAGCAGGTGGCGGACTGGTTGCCGGCGGCCCTGGCCTCGCCGCGCGCCTGCTGGGCGGCGTCGGCCATGCGGTCGAGGAGGTCTCCGCCAGCCGGCGCGCGCGGCCCGCGGCTGGCGCCGCTGTAGACCACGGGCGGCTCCTCGATCACGAGGCGCAGGGGGGCGTCGGCCGGGCCGCGCAGCAGCTCGCCGTCGGTGATCTCGGGCCGGATCGTGGTGTCCAGCCAGCGCAGCAGGGCCGGCCAGCGGTAGGCCGCGCCGCGGAGCACGACGTGGCCGGCGGAGACCGGCCCCTGTTCGGTGGCGAGGCACCAGCCCAGGCCGCCCCAGGCGGCGTCCATGCCCAGGACGACGTTCACGAGCTGCTCCTGGACGGGCAGGCGTGCTCGTCGCCGCTGAGCTCGCTGTAGCTGCGCGCGCCGTCGCGCGCGACGCGGAGCAGCACCGAGGCGCCGCACCCCGGGCACGCGGCCACGCGGGCGGGCGGCGCCCAGGTCGGGGCCTCCACGCCCTCGAGGACGTGCCAGTCGCTCCGCGGCGGGTGGGCGTCGCCCTGCTCCCGCCGATAGGCCGCGTAGTTGCGCTCCTGCCAGAGCGCGGCGGCCCGCTGCCAGGTGGCAAAGGCCCCCCAGGTCTCGACGCGGGGCGGCGGCGGGGCGTCCTCGTCGTCCTCGTCCTGGTCGTAGCCGCCCCAGCCGCGGCGGGGCGGGGGCTGGGCGCCCTCGGGCGAGCGGAAGGCGCCGGCCGTCCAGGCCGCGCGCATCATGGGGGTCAGGAGCAGCGCGGTCACCAGCGCATCGCCGGCCGCTCCGTGGGCGTCCAGGTCCACGCCGTACTCGGCCGCCACCTCGCCCAGCTTGCCGGGCCGCCCGCGCGTCTTGGTGGCCTTGCGGACCACGAAGAGGTCCAGCCAGGGCCAGGGCGGCCTCGGCCGGTCGAGGCGCTCCAGCTCGCGGGCGAGGAACATGAAGTCCGCGGGCGCATTGAAGGCCACGATCACGCGGCCCTCGCAGGCCGCCAGCAGGTCGTCCACCACGGCGCCGAAGACTGGCGCGTCGGCCACGTCGGCGTCGGTGATCCCGTGGATGGTGGAGACGCGCTCGGGGATCGGGATCGGCGGCCGCACCAGCGAGGAGAAGGCGATCCGCGCGTCGCCCTCGCCGAGCTGCCCGTGGACCACGGCCGCGTCCACGACGTGGGCGTCGGCGTTGGGGTAGTCCGTGGCCTCGAAGTCCAGGACGGCCACTGGCAGGCCGCGGAGCGGGGTGCTGGGGTCGATCATGCTGCACCTCGGATCGGCTCGCGGTCAGTGAGGAAGGCCGGGCGGCCGTTGTGCTCGACGTGGTCCAGGGCCCGGCCGGCGACCTTCTTGCCGACGCGGTGCATGGCCCAGGGCACGCCGCCCTCGCGCGCCAGCGCGGCCGTCTCGGCCGGCCAGGCGTCGGGCACGTCCCAGGCGTCCACCACCTCCTCGTCGGCCTGCCACTCGGGCTCCTGCTGCTGCCACCACGCCTCGAAGGGGGCCTTGGGCACCTCGACGCGGCCGTCGGCCTGGATCACCAGCACGCCAGCGGAGAACTCGCGCCAGTGCGCCCGGTCGCTCTGCTCGCCGTTGCGGGCCCCGTCGACGCCCTCCATGTAGGTCAGGGCTGGGGACATGGGCTCGCTCTCCCCCCACTGCTTGAACAGGTATGGCACCCCAGCGGCGGCGGCCATGTCGCGCAGCTCGCGCGCCCAACCGGGGTGAAGGGGCCGGGCGCCGCCGCCGCTCTCGCCGCCCTGGATGATCCAGTCGGGCAGCAGCCGGCGGCGGCGGCACTCCTGGGCGGCCGCGTCCTGGCGGGGCCGCCACTGGCCGTCCGCCGCGTCCTCGTAGACCAGCAGGTGCGTCGCCGGGCGCAGCGGGCCCACCTGGGGCTCCACGCTCCAGAAGCGCATCGGCGCAGGGATCTTGACCGCCTCGTGCCAGCGGCCGAGCTGGTGCGCGCTCTCGATGGTGACACCGAGCGCCCAGGTGGCCGGCCACGCGCCGCGCCGCTCGGCCCAGCGCAGAAGGTTCCACGGCCGCTTGGTCAGGATCAGCAGGGGCAGCCAGGGCAGCGACGCCGTCTCCGCCGCCAGCCGCTCGAGGACGGGCAGGTGCGTCGCGCGGGGCCCGTCGCGGCTCTCGAAGAGCGCCGCCCAGGCGTCCACCTCGGACACCGCGTCGTCGGTGCCCACCTCGAGCGCGGCGGCCATGCGCTCCTCGTAGGGGGCCCGCTCGACGCCGGGCTCGCCCTCGCCCAGGTCGGCGAGGCTGGCGCAGAACACGGGCGCGCGCTCGCCGGCCAGGGCGGCCTCTGCGTTCCACCGCGCGAGCTGGCGCCAGTAGCTCTCGCCCGCAGTCGGCCGCGTGCCGAAGGGGCCCCAGATCCCGAGCTGGGCGGGGTTGCGGCCCGACATGGCCTCGGCGTAGCAGCGCCGGCAGCCGGGGGAGATCCGCACGCAGCCGCGGATCGGGTTGAACGTGTGCTTGGTCCACTCGATCTTGGAGTCCTTCATGGGTGCCTCCTGGCGTCGTCGCGAATCTCCTGCTCCTCGATCAGCCGCTGCAGGCGGCCGCGCGCGGCCAGGACGTCGAGGAACCCTCCGATCCCGGTGAGGACCGTCGCGGCCCGGTGCAGCCAGCGCCGCGCGCGCCAGCGGCGCAGCCGCGCATTGGCCAGCGCCAGATCACCGCGGGCCTCCTGGAGCTGTACCTCATGGGAGACGAGGATCATGGCGCACCTCCAGCCCGGATCGCGTTGATCAGCCGCTTGCAGAGCCGCACGGCGCCCGGCCGGCTGGCGACGCGCTGCTCGACCAGCAGCCCGCGCAGGCGCTGGTCCTGGCCGGCGACGGCCTGGAGCTCGGCGAGGACGCGCTGCTGGCCCTCGGCGGCCGCGCGCACCGTGGTCGGCAGGTCGGGGCAGAGCAGCACGCGGTCGGCCGCCTCCAGCGTGTCCAGGGCGCGCACCGCGGCGCGCTGCTCGGCCTGGTTGGGGAGCGGCGCCCCGAAGAGCTGCTCCAGGGTGGGGATCTCAAGGTCGGGCATCTTCAAGGCGTGCTCCAGCAGGGGCGAGGGGTGGCGGACGAGGCAGCGCGCGTCCCCGCGGGCGCGGCGCAGCTCCTCGAGCACAGCGGGGGGCACGGGCCAGAGGCCGCGGCCGCCGCCGGCCCAGGGGATCGGGGTGGGCAGGACGACGACGGCGGGGTCCAGCACCCACGCCCAGGGGCCGAAGGCCCAGGGGTCGGGGCACAGCTCGCCGTCGTCGGGGACCTCGGCCACGCCCACCACGCGAGCGGCGCCGAGGAAGGCCCGTGGTGGCATGTCGGCGAAGGCCGGCGCCGCGGCCCACAGAGGCGGTCCCCCAGCGCCAGCGGGCTCGTCCTCGAAGGCGAAGCGGGGCAGGGTGAGGTCGTGGCGCTCGACGCCCGCGTACCAGCCCGCCCCAGCGTGGATCGCGATCCAGAATGGCCGGCGCTGCAGGGCGCGCCACGGCGACCAGTCGCGGTTCTCGGCGCGCTTCGGCCCCGGGCAGATGCAGCTCCCGAAGGGCTGCTTGAAGGTCAGGGCCAGGATCAGCTCGCCGGACCAGAAGTCCGGCAGCAGCCGCGGCCGCTCGCCGAACAGATGGACGCGGAGGCCGGGATGGACGGCGCTCACTGCGCGGCCTGGGGCGCCGCTGGCGGCGGCTCGGCGTCCACGTAGCCCTCGCCCTCGGCCCAGGCCGGGAGGCCGCTGGTCGCGCCCCAGCGCGGCGCCGCCACCTTGGCGAGCGTGAAGCTGCGCCAGCGGGGCTCGGCCGCCGGATCGCTGTTTGGGTAGTCCATGGCGTGCAGCAGGCCGTCCACCACGGCCAGGGGGCGGATCAGGCGGCGGCACTCCTGGAGGGCGTCCTGCGTCGCCTCGCGGAACAGGCCGAGCTTGGCGATGTCCAGGGCGTCGCGCCCCGCCGGCCTGGGCACCGGGCGGGGCTCGCCGTAGTCGATCCCGACCAGCTTGCCGAGGCGGGCGTAGACCAGCATCGCCTCGGCCAGCCGGAGCGGGTGGCCGGGCTGGGGCAGCGCGGCGAGGGGATCGGGCCCGAAGACCGGCAGCACGCGCGGCGCCGGCTCCGCCTCAATGGGGCGCAGCGTGCCGGGCAGCGCGACCAGCGTGGTCGGGCCGCGCCCGTTGGGCGGCGGGGCGTGGAGCAGGATCAGCCAGCCGCGCCGCTCGGGCCGGTCGCCGCGGGCGGGCACGGTCGCCTCGTGGAGCACGAGGCCCAGCAGCACGGCGCCGTCGGCCGGGTGGCCGGGCTCGCGGAGCTGGAAGCGGAGGGGGACGCGCGAGAGCGCGGCGTCGCGGAGCTGCTCGGGGGAGAGGCGGTGGTCCTGCATGGTCAGTCCTCGTCGTCGCGGTCGCCAGCGGCGTCGCGCTTGTAGTCTCGTGGTTGGGAAGCGCCGCCGTTCTGGCGGCGGAACAGGTCGGGGGGCGGCCTGGGGGGTGGGGCGGCCTTGGGCGCCGCGTGCTGGTGCCCGGTGCGCCAGTCGTAGCCGGTGAGCTGCACCTGCTGGCGGCACATTTCGGACAGGCGGCTGGCGACGCGCTCGCCGTGGAGGTTGGCGATCTGGCGCAGGTCGTAGTTGCTCGTGATCAGCATGGGCAGGGCGCGGTCGTACCTGGCGCACACGAGGGCCTCGATTGCGTCGCGCTGCCACGCCTCCAGGCGCTCGGCCGCGCCCAGGTCGTCCAGGGCCAGCACGGGCGTCGCCTTCGCGACGGCCAGGATGTCCACCTCGCGCGAGGTGCCGGCGCCGAGGAAGCTATTCGCCGGGCGCTCCCGCGGCTGGGCGGCGATCCGCCGGAGCCGCGCGTACAGGTCCGCCTCGGGCAGGTACACGGCCGTCGTCCCCGCCCACATGAGGTCAACCAGGGCGGCCGCGACCAGCGTGGTCTTTCCGCCGCCGACGGGCCCGGTCAGGAACACCGAGCGGCGGCCCGGCCGCCAGTCCCGGAGCATCGTGGCGACGGCCACGTTCCAGGGCGTGATCCCCACCGTGGGCGCCTGGGCCTCCTCCAGGCGCAGGGCAAGCGCCGCCACGTCCTCGCCAGGCCGAAGCTTGCTGATCCGCCGGTAGGTGAAGCCGCTGTAGCGGGCGGGCAGGTTCGAGCCCGCCAGCAGCTCGCGGAACTTCTCCTCGTGCGCCTCGCGCTCGCCCTCGGCCTTGCACTTCTGGCACTGGTAGTCGGGGAACCAGTCCAGCGCCCCGGAGGCCGCGCGGTAGGGGGCGGGCGGGATCTCCACCTGGCACCGGAAGCACCGCGACGGGGGCGGCGCGGGCGGGTCGCCGGGGCGCGGGCGGTAGGGGTTCTCGAAGGCCCCCTGGGCGTGGGCGTGGGCGTGGCTCATGGTGCGCTCTCCTCCCAGTCGTCCATCGAGCCTTTGGCCTGGACTACGGGGATCTCGAAGGGCTGGGGCGTCTCGGCGTGGGCGCCGCGGCGGTGGGGATCGGGTCGGGTGGCGACCGGGGGCGGCTCACCACTGGCGCGGGCAGCGGCGCGCTCGGCGCGGCGGGCCTCGTCCTCGCGGGCGAAGCCGAGGGCGCGCAGCAGGCTCGTCTTCCAGACCTTGGGGAAGGTGGACCGCTGGCCGGCCTCGGCCTTGCGGTGCTGATCCTCCAGGTACAGGTCCCACTTGTTCAGCGCCTCAAGCACGGGGACGCCAGCGTGCTCGGGCGCCGCCAGGACGTGGCGGGTGAACCACGCCAGATCGGCGTCCAGGTCGACGCGCAGGCGGCGGGCCGGCTTCGGCTCGGTGGACCAGCGGGCGAGGATCTCCAGCAGGCGGCGGCCCTCGGCGGTGGCCGGGGTCGGGCCAGCGAAGAGGGCGGGCTGCACGGGTCGTTGATCGATCAGATCTTCTCCTGATCCTATAGGTTGAGATTGAAGATCAGATCGACGATCTACGCCAGCTCCCCAGCTCTGGCCCGCAGTCCGCGGATCGTCCGCCGCTGGCCTGGCCGCTCGGGCTGGTGATGGCGTTTGAGGCGGGTCGGCAGGCCGGTCAGTGTCCGCCGAGCGTCCGTGGGCCGCGGCGGCGTCCGCGCGGCGTCCGCGCGGCGTCCGGCCGGCGTCCGCCGAGCGTCCGCCGCTCGCGCGCGCTGCTGGCGTTGTAGCTGGCTCGGGCGTCCGGCTGGCGTCCGCCGTCTGTCCGCCGTTCGTCCGCGCGGCGTCCGCGAGCTGGCGCACCAGGGCGGCGAGCTCGTAGGCGGTGCTCCGGCCCACGCCCGCGTCCTTCGCCACGTCGGCCACGCTGGCGCCCGGCCCGGCCTGGGCCAGCAGCACGTAGCAGCGCAGGCGCGCCTCGGCGCCGTTGCGGCGCGCGGCGAAGTCGGCCGCCAGGGCGGCGGGGATGGGGAGGGCCGCGGTGGTCAAGCGCGGGGATCCTTCACGGGGTCGGGGTGGTCGGTAGGCTGGACTATGCTCTGCGCTGGCTTGCGGTGCAAGTCGTGATCCGCTACCTTCTGGGGGCTGGGGTCGGTTTGGTCGCCGGCCCCGGTGGTGCAGATCGGATCACCGCTCCTGTTCCGGGGCCGCACCCGCTGGTCGGGGGGTGCGGCCCCACTCACTCCGGGCTCCCGCAGCGCGGCCCGAAGGGGCAGCAGCAGTCGGGCCAGGTGCAGGACGCCGACGGCGGGGCCCCCAGCACGAGGGGGCCGGGCGGCTGGAGGACGCGCCGGGGGACTGCGCTGGGGGGCAGCACGCCGCCGCCCTGGCCGCCCGGCGGCCAGCCGGTGCGGGCGCGCACCACGTCGCGCCCCAGCAGCAGGACGGTCAACAGGAGGCTGCGCGGCGGCGCTCTCATGGCGCGGCCTCGGGACTGGCAGCCTCGGGCCAGCCGTCGCCGCTGCGCCAGCCGCACCCGTCGCACTTCAGGCAGTCCTCGACGCAGGAGCTGCAAGGCGGGTTCATGTGGCAGGAACAGTCGCGCCCCTGCACGAGTTCCAGCGAGCCCTCCTCGCAGGCCGGGCAGGCGTCGCCCTCTTCAAGATCCTCGACATGTCCAGTGCGCATGGAGCCTCCTACAGGATGGACAGGGCGGCGCGGCCGCCCTCGACGAGCACCTCGGCGTCGGCCTGCAGCCAGACCGCCGGGCGGTGCGTGATGAAGATCACGTTGCGGAAGCCGCCAAGCTCCAGCGCCCGGCGCAGCATGGTCGGGTAGAGCGCGGCCATTTCCTCGGACAGCGCGCCGTCGCACTCGTCGCGCCAGAGCGTCTCGAAGACGCGGCCCTGGCGGCGGGCGTTGAAGACCGCGAGCGCCAGCATGAGGGCCTCGTGGACCAGCACCTGCTCGCCGCCGCTGAGCCCCTCGTGGCCGCGGGCGCCGCCGCGCAGGGCGTCGATCACGGAGACGTCGAAGACCTCCTTCTGCACGCGGCCCTTCCCGCCCTCCTGGATCGTGCGGAGGTTGATCGTGAAGCGCGGCCCGAAGACCGCCTCCAGGAGCGACGAGCAGACCTCGCTCACCTCGGGGCCGGCGCTGTCGATCTTCAGCGCCTGGACGCCGTCGCGCCCGAAGCCCTGCTCCAGCAGCACGCAGGCGGCGCGGCGGCGCGCGGCGCGCTCGCGCCTGGCGTCGAGCTCCCGCTGGCGGGCGTCGAGGTCCCCGAGCTGGGCGAGGCGCCCCAGCAGCCGGTCCAGCGCGCCGCGGGCGGCGGCCTCGGCGCCGCGGGCGCGCTCCAGCTCGGCGCGGGCCCCGCGGTCCTGGAGCTCGACGGCGCGGGCGTGGGCCTGCGCCACCTCGGGCTCGGCGGGCACCGCCACGGCGGCGGCCAGGGCGGCCGCGGCGGCCTCCGCGCGGCGCCTGGCGGCCGCTGCCTCGCGCAGCAGGGGCAGCTCGGCCAGGGCGGCCTCCACGGCACGCAGGCGGCCCGACGCGCCCCTGGAGGCCGCGGCGCGGGCCTGGGCGGCGGCCAGGGCACCGCGCGCGGCCTGGAGGGCCTCGTGGGCGTCGGTGCGGGCCGCGTCGGCCTGGGCAGCGCGCTCGCCCAGCACGCGGCCGCGCTCGGCCGCCTCATCGGCCTGGACCTGCGCCTCGGCGCGGGCGCGGGCCCTGTCCTGGGCGCGGGCGAGGCTCACGTCGGCGCCGGCCAGCCCGTCGGCCCGCGTGGTAGCCGCGGCCGCGCGCTTCTCCACGGCGACCAGCTTCTCGTCCTGGTCGCGCAGGGAGGCCAGGACGAACTCGGCCTCGGCGCGTTTGGCGCGTGCGGCCTCTACCTGGGCGCGCAGCTCCGCGAGCTGCTCCCGCGCGGCCGTGGCGTCGGCCAGCAGCACGCAGTCCCCGCAGTTGATCGGCTTGGGCATGCGGTTCGCCCGCGCCTCGGTGGCGTCCAGGATCACGCGCCCGCCGCACGGCACGCGCTCGGCCAGGGCGGCGCGGTCCTCCGCCGTGCGCAGCGCGTCGCCAGCCGCCCGCTCGGCCAGGGCCGCGGCCCCGCTCCCGTTGGTGGCGTTGCGCAGCGCTGGCCCCAGCCCGGCGCGGCCCTCCTGGGCCTGCTGGCGGAGCTGCGCCGCCTCGGCGCGGGCGGCCTCGAGCGCGCGGGAGGCGGCCTCCAGGCCGGGCAGCTCCGCCTCGGCGCGCTCGCCCTCCTGGACGCGGGCGCGGGCCCGCTGCCACTCCTGGCGAGCGGCCTGGAGGGCCTCGTGGGCCTGGTTGGCCGCCTCGGCGCGGGCCGCGAGGGCGGCGGCGGCGGCGCGCTCGGCCTCCCCGGCCTGCGCCAGCGCGCGCTCGGCCTCGGCCTCCTCGGCGGCGGCGGCGCGGGCGGCGGCCTCCGTCGCGGCCTGGGCGGCGCGATCCTCGGCTCGGCGCTCGGTGCTGGCCGCCTCCGCAGCCTCGCGGTCGCGGACCTCCTCGTGCCGGCGCCGCTCCTGGAGCGCGCGCTCCCGCGCGGCGGTGAGCTGCTCCAGGCGGGCTCGGGCCTGGGCCAGCTCGTCGGCGTAGACCTGGGCGCTCGACGCGGCCGCGGCGTGCGCGGCGGCGGCCTCGGCCACGGCCGCCTCCAGGCCGGCGCGCTCCCGCGCCAGCTCCGCCGCCGTGGCGCGGTCGGCGACCAGGCGCGCGGCCTCGGCCTCGTGGCGGCCGCTGGCGCCGTCGAGGATCTTGCGCTGGGCGGCGGCGCGCTCCGCCAGCCGCTCCAGCTCGCCCAGGCCCAGCAGCCGGGCGAACAGGGCCTTTCGCTCGGGCACCGTGAGCGCGAAGAAGTTGCCGCCGCGGTCCTGGGCGGCGAAGGCGGCCGCCATGAACACGGACTGCGCAGGGAAGATCCGCGCCACGGCCTCGTCGTAGTCGCTCACGCGTCCGGCGGTGATGGGCTGGCCGTCCTCGAACAGGAACGCCTCCTCCTTGCCGCGGCCGCCGGACGCGCCGGGGTCCACGTTCACCAGCAGGCGGTAGGTCCGGCCCATGAAGGCCAGCTCCAGGTCGATCTCCGCGTCGCGGCTGCTGGCCCAGTCCTTGAGGCTGCCCGGCCTGCTGGACATGGTCCGGTACAGCGGCGCGGGCCCGAGCACGTCGAGCAGCGTGGTCTTCCCCTCGCCGTTGCCGCCGCGCACGGCCACGAGGCCCGGGGGCAGCTCGGACAGGTCAAGCTCCACGGGGGAGGCGTAGCGGGTGATCCCCTTGAACCGCAGTCTGATCGGCCTCATGGATTCTCGTCCTCGTCGTCGCGCAGGTTGATCACGAGCGAGCATCGGCAGTTGATCACCGGCTGCAAGCTCCAGGGGCCCAGATCGCGCAGCTCGCGGCCGAGCGCGACGGCCGCGCCGCGCATGTGCAGGGCGATGATCGCCGCCCACAGGGCGGGATCGGACAGGATCGGCGCGCCGATCACGTCGTCGCGCTGCTGTGTTGGCGGGCAGTCCTCGGGCATGGCGGGCTCCTCCAGCGTCGTATACGCCACGGCGGCGCAAATCGCAAGCGCAATCACGCCAGCGCGGCGCGCGTCTCCACGGTCAGGGCCTCGTCGTCGCCGGCCTCCATCTCGGCCAGCAGGTCGAGCGCCGCCTGCTGCTCCAGCGCGTCGGGCTGTGTGGCGAGCGTGCTCCAGTAGGCCAGCAGCTCCTCGCGGTGGTTCGGTGCGGCGGCCACCTCGGGCGCGCGGACGCGCAGGGTGGGCTCGATCTTCTTCTCGGCCTGGACGCGGTGGGCGCCCGCGAGCGCCAGCCGGCCCAGCTCGTCCGCCCAGGGGCAGCCGGCTACCCACTGCTCGGGCACGACCAGCCGCGCGCGCACCTCGGCGCCGGCCGCGGCGGTCAGGTCCGCGTCGCTGGGGCGCGTGATCCAGCGCGGCGCCCCGTCCTCATGGTCGGCCGCCCAGCGCCAGTCCAGGGTCAGGAAGTCCCTGCAGCGCGTGGCGCGGCGCTGGACGCGAGCAGGGTGTCGACCATGCGCAGCGCCGCCGGGGTAGAACGCCTCCTCAGCGCCAAGGTTGACGTCGGCACGATGCGCCGTTGTGCCCGCCATGACCTCTACGAGGTGCCAGCCCTTGGGATCGACCTCGCCGTAGTCGTTCCTCCAGGGGCTGCCCGGATACCAGCAACGCAGCGCGGGCTCCTGGCGGAGGTGCAGGTGGCCCAGCGCGCCGTAGTCCACGGGCAGGCCGTCGAGCTGCGCCGGGGTAAGCTCGATCTCCTGGCCGGCCAGCACCTCGCCGCCGGCCGTGCTCGAGCCCGCGACCTGGAGGTGCGCGGCCAGGACGTGGACCTCGGCCGGCGCGGTGGCGCGGCGGCGGCGGATCCGGTGCGCCCACAGGCCGACCAGCGCGCCCAGGCGATCTCCGACGAGGCGCTGGCTCTCCGCCAGCCCGCGCGGGGCGTCCTCGCCCGCCAGCAGCCAGCGCTTGCTCGGGTAGGGGATCGCGTAGACGTGCGCGACGCCGGCCGGGGTGGGCACCTCGACCACGCGGGCGGTCTTCACCACGATCACCGGCCACTCGCCGCCGAGGTGCTCCAGGGCGTCCAGGTCGGGGTCGTGGTCGTGGTTGCCGTAGACCACGACGACGGGCGCGACGCCCGCCAGCCGGACCACGGCGGGGAACAGCACGGCCCGCTCAAGCGGGCTGGAGCGGTGCGGCACCGTCCGCCCGTAGAAGTCCCCGGTGAGCAGTACCAGATCGGGGCGGGCCTCGAGCATGGCGTCGACCATGCCCGAGAGCGTCTCGGCCTGATCGGCCAGCCGCGGCCCCTCGGTGACGTGGAGGTCGGAGGCGTGGGCGATCCTCATCAGCGCCCCCCGCCCTGGCGGCGCTTCTGCTCGGCCTTCGCGTGGGGCCTGCAGAGGATCACGCCGAGGTTCCTGGAGCACCACTGCGCCAGGTCGTCCGAGACGTGGGCGCCGCACCCGGGCTCCTCGCAGGTGTCGTCGGGCATGGGCTCCTCCTCCAGCACCTGCTCGGGCTCCGGCTGCTGCTGGGGGGGCGCCTGGGGCGCCGCCTGGGGCGCCGCTGGGGCGGGCGGCGGCGCCTCGGCGGGCTGCTGGGCCGCCGGGCCCGGGAGCGCGGCCAGGGCGCCGGGGTCGGCCAGCACGGGGCCGCCTGGGCCGAAGAGGCGGGCGCTGATCCCAAGCTCCTCCATCGCCAGCAGCAGGTCGATCCGGGGGTCGGGCGGCGGGCAGAACACCAGCGCCGGCCAGACGAAGGGCTCGCCCGCCTGATCGCGGTGGTAGGCGGCCTGCAGGCCCAGCAGGGCGCGCACGACGCGGGCCTTCGCGCGGCTCTCGCACAGCTCGGCGCCGGCCATGCGCGCCTTCGCGAGCTGTGCCGGCGAGGCCATACCGTTGGACGCAGCCGACCCGTCGCGCAGGTCCAGCTCCTTGTTCGCCCGCTCGGTGCGGCGCTGGCCGTTGAAGTAGCGGATCGAGGCCGCGGCGCGGTAGCGCCAGACCAGCTTGGTCTCGCCCTGGTCGACGCGGGTGCTCTCCAGCCACTCGATCCCGGTCACCTGGGCGAGCAGGTTGATCGCGCTCCAGTGCATCGCGAGCTTGCCGCTGTCGATGTACCAGAGCCCGTTAGACTTTGCGTCCTGCTGATCCCTGGAGAAGCGCGCGTCGAAGGCCACGAGGCGGAAGCTGATCCCGTAGTGCCGCGGGATGTGCTCGATCCGCACCTCGGGCGCCAGCACGTTCAGGCCGGCGTCCACGGCGCGGACGAGCGCCAGCCGCGCGACGGCGGTGTCGGTCACGAGGTCGCCGGGCAGTCCGTAGGTTGCGGGGTCGATGCGGCGCGTCACGAACTCCCACTCGGCGCGGCGACGCTCCTCGGGGGTGGGCTCGGGCGGCTGCTGGGGTGGCGCCTGGGGCGCCGGTCGGGGCTGGGCCATGGTCGGGTCTCCTCCCCCGCTTGGTCGCGCGGGGTCGTGGTTCAGGCCGCCGCGCAGGCGCGGCCGCCGTCGGTCAGGTGAAGGATCTCGTCGCGCTCGTCGACCAGGAGCTGCTCGGCGAGCCGCTCCAGGGCGCGCTTCGCGCCGGGGTAGGCGCGGCCGGCGGCGCGCACGGTGCGGCCGACCTCGGGCTGGCTGGCGATCCAGCCCAGCAACTCGCGGTCGCCGGGCCAGAGCACGGGCTCGAGCAGCGCGGAGGCGGGCAGGCCGAGGTAGGCCAGCACCTCGTCCAGGTCGGCGGTCGTGAGCGGGCGCACGTCCGAGGCGCTGGGGGGGCCGAGCTTGCGCGCGAGGTAGCTGTGCGTCTTGCCGATCCCGGTCGAGACCGCGGTGGGGCTGGTGCCCGCGCGCGCGATCAGGGCCAGCAGGCGGACGCGCACCACCTCCGAGACGGGGATCGTGGGGTCGTGGATCATGGCGGGGTCTCCTGTCGTGGTGGGTAGTTTACGCCAGCGCGGCGCCGCTCGCAAGTCCAGCGGCGCCAGCGCGGCGCGTTCAGCGGGGGAAGCCGAGGAGAGCGCCCAGGTCCATCTTCGCGCCGTCGGCGCCCAGGGCCGCGGCCGCCTCCTGGAAGGCCAGGACCGCGGGCACGGCGTCGGCCATGCGGCGGAGGTTGGCCTGGATGCGGCGGGCGCGGGCGAGCCCGTCGCCCTCGAGGCCGTGCGTGTCCTCAACGGGGGGCGTCGGCGGGGCCGGCGGCGCAGCGGCGACGGGGGCCTCCGCGGGCGGGTCGGCGGGCGGCCTGCGCTGGCCGGGCCTGGCGCCGGCCTCCACGCGCTGCAGGCGGCCGAGGAGGCGGTCCAGGATCGTCGGGCGGCGCTGGTGCGCCTCCTCGTAGCGGAGCGCCATGCGCAGCAGCGGCGCCTCCCAGGCCAGGGGGCCGGCGAGCGCCGCGGTGTTCTCGCGCACGCTCCCGACCAGCCCCACGAAGGCGGCCAGCACGTCCGGGCCGAGCCCGGTCCCGTTGGTGTCGGCCTGCTGGCGCAGCCAGTCGGCCGGGCTCTCGGCCGCGGCGCTGGGATCGGGGGCGTTGGCGGGGGCGGGCGCCGCCTCGCGGAGCAGCTCGGGCGGCTCGTCGGCGACCACGGTGGCGATCACTGCGCCGTCCGGCCCCTCCTCGATCCAGGTCTCGCGCTGGCCCAGCTCGGCCCAGGCCGCCGCGTCGTCGCCCTCGTCGTCCCCGGGCATCGGGTCGTCCTCGTCCCCGCCGGGCATGGGATCGTCGTCGTCGCTGGCGCCGTCGGGCAGCGCGGCGGGGCCGGCGCCCGCGAGCTGGAGCCTCCGGCGGTGCAGCAGCCCGTCCAGGCCCAGCACGGCGGTCACGTTGTCGCCGCGCCCGACGTGCTCGCGTCCGCGGCGCGCCACCTCGGCCAGGCAGGCGTCCACCTCCTCGAGCGTCCCCAGGCCGTCGACCAGCGCCTGCACCTCTTCGCGGCGGGGCAGCACGCACAGGCGCGCGGGCAGCTCAAGCTCGAAGGCCGCCACCTCCTCGCGGTCCCAGCCGTCCTGCAGGGCCTTGAGCGCGCGCGGCGGCCAGCCCTCGGGCGCGGCGCCGGGGCGCAGCTTGCCGTCCCGCCACGCCGCGGCGCCCTCCTCCTCGAAGCGCACGCGGTCGGCCTCGCGCACGCGGCGCGGCGCGCTCCGGCCCTGCTGCGCGGCGCCCTGGTCCTGCCCCTCCTGTCGGGCGGCGGCGAGGGCCTCGTGCGCCCGGCGCAGCTCGACGGCCGCGTTCCAGGCCGCCGCGACGCGCTCGGTGGGCTCCTCGTCGAGCCCCTCCAGCCAGAAGATCACCGTCTGGCCGGGCTCGCCCTCCAGGTCGAAGGTCTCGATCTCATGGTCCTTGAGCCACTTCAGCGCGCCCTCACACAGGTCGAGCAGCGCGGAGCGGCTGGGCGTCGCGGCCGGCTTCTCCGGGGTCGGCTTCTTTGCGGCCTCGATCCGCGCCTTGAACTCGGCCACGCCGTCGGCGTTCAGGTGCAGCCGGTCGGCCACCACCTCGTCGAGCTGATCGAGCAGCCAGCGCACCTCGCGGCGCTCGGTGTCCGACCCGTGGGGGGGCAGCACCGTCACGCCGCACGCGACCAGGTCGGTCAGGGCGGCGCGCAGCTCGGCCACGGCGCGCAGCTCCTCGGCGCGCTCGGGGCGGATCTGGGCCGCGTCGGCCTGGAGGACCGCCTGCACGCCCGGGGCCACGGACGCGACCGCCCGTCGGAGGGTCTCCTGGTCGCTGGGCCGCGTCGGCTCCAGCGCCGGGCCGGCCTGCGTGCGCCGCGCCAGCTCGGCGGCGATGGCGTGCTGCACCCACGCGCGGGTGTCGGCCTGGGCCAGCGCGTCCAGGTCGGCCTCGGACAGCCCCGCCAGCGCGGGCTCGAGCACGTCGCGCGGCTTGCCCGCCAGATCGGCGACGCTGGCTGAGGGCGCGTCGGGTAGGACGAGGACGTGCGTGCCGGGGATGAGCGCCTCCCGGCCCGCCTTGTTCTTGACGCGCACCTGCCCGTCGGGGAGGTGCTCCATGATCGTCACGACGACGCCCTTGGGGCTGCTGTAATCGCGCCCCACCTGGGCGGCGCTGGCCTGGATGGTCTGCATGGTCGGCTCCTGAGCGGGCTGGATCGCCCGCGTGGGGTCAACCTACGCCACCACGGCGCGACGCGCAAGCGATCAGACGCCGACGCGGAGCGATCACAGATCGCTCGGGCGCTCCAGGACCGTGATCGTGAAGCGATCTCCGAACCCGGCCGCGGCCTGGGCGTCGCACAGGCCCATGAGCTGCTCCAGGTCGCCGCGCCGGGGCAGCACGGGGCAGCCCTCCGACCACGGGCCGACGGCGACGGCGCCCTTCTCGCCCGCGCGGTGGACCTGGATCCCCTGGGCGGTGGACGACGCGCCGCGTCCGGCGAGGAAGTCGGCGACGGACAGGTAGCGCAGCACGGGGAGCGGGCCCACGGCCGAGAGGCAGCGGTAGGCGCCGCGGTGCGTCCCGAAGGTGAGCGCCCGGCGGTGCTGGCCGAGCGCGAGCTGGGCCACGCCGTCCGCGCGCGGCGGGGCCTCCAGGGGCGCGCGGCCGGGGTCGGCCGTGCAGGCCCACGCCTCGGCCCTGGGCCGGCCGTCCTGGCCGATCCAGGCGCAGGCCAGCAGGTCGTCATAGGCGTCGAGCTGGCCGGGCTTGGCGCGCAGCAGGACGAGATTCAGGTTGTAGGCGCCCGCGCCGAAGAAGGCGAAGTTGTGGGCGCGGAGCAGGGCCTGGAGCTGGGCGTAGGTGGGGATCATGGGAGGGTCAGGATCCTGTAGTAGACATGCCAGGTCATGCTATTAGCGGCGTTGCCGCCGGTCATCTCAGAGCCGCCCGTGTTGTGCAGGCACAGCAGCACGTTCACCACGGGCGCGCAGTTCTGGGCCGCCACGTAGGCGTAGGTCGGGGTCGTGGTGTTGACGAAGTTGGTCGCCGTGCTGCCCGAGCGGACGGCGCCCGTGCTGTTGTTGTCCCGGATCGCGCACTGCTGGGGGTTGGTGTAGGCCCCAGCAGCGGTGTTGCAGTAGCCGAAGGCCGCCACGAGCTCGAGGATCTTTCCCGCCCCGGGCGCGGCTACCAGGGTCTTCGGGCTGGCACGCAGCGCCAGGATCTCGGCGTTCGTGACGGTGACGACGGCCTTCTTGAGGCCATTGTCCCCCAGGGAGATGTCCGGGTTCCCGCTCACGCCGTCGGCGTTGGTGAGCGAGAGGAGGCCGTCGGCGTTCTGCAGGGTCCGGCTGGCCCAGGTGTCGGAGCCAGTCCTGGCGGCGAGGCCGGTTCCAGAGAGGGCCTCCAGCGCGGCCAGGTCGTTCGCCAGTGCCAGCGTCGGGTTCCCGCTCACGCCGTCGGGGTTGCTGATCGTGATCCCCGCCGCGGGCGCGGTGAGCGTGCGCGACGCCCAGGTGTCGCTCCCGGTGCGCGCGGCCAGCCCCGTCCCGCCGAGCCCCTCCAGCGCGGCCAGATCGTTCGCCAGCGCGAAGGTCGGCGAGCCGCTCACGCCGTCGGGGTTGCTGATCGTCAGGCCGGCGGCGGGCTGCGTGAGCGACCGCGTCTGCCAGGTGTCCGAGGCCGTGCGGACGGCCAGCCCGGTCGTCCCGAGGCCCTCGAGCGCGGCGAGGTCGTTGGCGAGACTGAGCGTGGGGTTCCCCGCCACGCCGTCGCCGTTGGCGACGCTGATCCCCGCGGCCGGGGCGGTCAGGGTGCGCGTCGCCCAGGTCCCCGAGCCCGTCCTGGCGGCGAGGCCGGTGCTGGACAGGGCGGCGAGCGCGACCAGGTCCGCGTCGAGGCTGGCGCTGAAGACCGCCCAGGTGCGGTCGCCGCGCAGGTACATCGTCGCGTCGGGCGCGCCCGTGCCCAGCGCTGCGTCGGATACCAGCCCGTCGGCGTCGAGGCCCGCGTAGCCCCCGTCGGCGTCCTTCTCCGAGCGGAGCTGGTAGTCCCCCAGCCCCTCCCCGATCAGGGCGAGGAGGCGGTTGCGCGTGTCCGCGCGGGGCGCAATGGCGTTGTCCTGCACGGGCGCCTCCTACTCGACCACGCAGGGGCCGATCCAGACCGCGGTGATCGCCTGCACCACCTCGGGGCCGTCGTCCGCATGCCCGGCGAGGTCGTAGATCTCGACGTAGACGCGGTCCTGGCCGCCGCTGGCGAAGCGGTCCACGAAGCCGCGGCGCCCCAGCGTGTAGTCCGCGTCGTAGGCCATGACCCACTTGTTCGTCGGGCCGTTGCTCTCCCGCATGGTCACGAAGACGCGGGCGGCGCCGGTGAGCGCGTCGGCGGTGCAGGTGAGCGTCCCGCCGCCGACCGCGTTCACCTGGTCGATGCTGTAGTCCTCCTCGGCCTTGCCGATGATGGTGAGCGTGGTCTCGTCCGCGCTGAGTGTGGCGGTCAGCAGGTCGTCCAGGGTGCCGTCCGCCTCAATGCCGGCCTTGATCGCGGCCAGCGCCGCGGCCGTGTCGTCGAAGGGGCCGCTCACAACGAGCGCGTTGCCGTCGAAGGTGAGGTCGATCTCGCTTGCCAGCTCCAGGCCGTCGCCGGTGAAGACCGCCGTGCGGTAGGCCACGTTCTCCCGCACCTCGACGACGACGTAGGTCTGGAGGCTGTTCTCCAGGTACACGCCGTCGCCGGTGCTGTCCGGCGCCCCCTCGTGGCCGGTCTGCTCGACCCACTGGGGCTTGCGCCCCGCGGCGAGGATGGAGAGGAGATTGCCCTTCTCGAAGGCTCCGGCCATGGTCTACCCCTCCCAGTTGATGCGGCGCGGGGTGGACCGCGCCAGGTCCACGTCGGCGTCCGCCGCGTAGGACCGGAAGTACTCGGGGTGGTTGCCCCGCACGAAGCTGTAGAACAGGGTCTCCCCGATGGTGAGCCCCTCAAAGCCGGCGAACACCCGCGTCCCGTCCGTGTCCACGCAGGACGGCGCGCGCAGGTTCGCCACCTGGGATCGCCACACGAGCGCCAGGGTGCGCTTGCAGTAGCAGGCGACCATCCCGGTCGGCACGGGGGTCGCCAGCCCGACCACGACGTAGCGCTGGTCGACGGCGATGCTGCCCACGGTGTAGGCGCCGAGGTCCAGGCTGTTGATCAGCTCGCCGTCGGCGAGCCCGAACACCTGGAGGTGAGGATCGCCGGCCGCCTGATCGTGGCCCAGGTAGATCCGCTCGCCGTCCGTGCAGAGGCGGCCCTGGCTGATGTCGTCGCCGATCACCTGGTTCCAGCGGCGGAGGGTGCTGTCGGATCCGTTGACGCCCTCGCCGGTGGCGTCCGTGCCAGTGTCCGCGTTCAGCGCGCGGAAGTTGGCGCCGCTCGGGAGCGAGCTGGGCCCGCCGCCGATGATCACCATGCCCCCGGCCGCGCACACGCTGTAGAGCGTGGCGCCGTGGTCAAATTCCCAGACCTGGGAGCCGTCGGCCAGCTCCAGGCAGCGGCACGACACGTCCCCGTCCAGGCCGCCGACGAGGTACACCCGGTCGTTGTAGATGCACACGTCGTAGACGCCCGCCCCGTGGTCGAAGACCCACCGCTGCGTCCCGTCCCACTCCCAGCACTCGACCGTGTTGCCGTAGCAGGCCACGACCACGTAGCCGTCGCTCACCACGCGGTACAGCGTGCCGCTGTTCGTCGCGAGGTAGCTCTGCACGTTGGTCCCGAGCGCCGCCCGGGTGCGGCGGCTCACCGCGGCGCCGCCCGCCGACACGCTGGTCTCGATCATGACCAGCACGGCCTCGCCGGTGCTCCAGATGGACTGAGCGTCCATGGGCTGCGTGTCGCCGCTGGTGCGGACGTCGCCGGGCACCAGCGCGCGGTCGGTCTCGTCGACCAGCCCCAGCTCGCCGTCGTCCAGGTCGGTGATCGCCTCCTCGAGCGAGGTGTAGGCCACCACGACGCCGGACAGGTAGTCCAGCCAGGTTCCGACGGCGTTCCAGAACCAGTTGACATACTGCGCCGGGGGCAGATCCTCGGGCACCCAGCCGTCGGCCTTCTCCTGCGTCGAGGGCTCGGTGATCTCGGCGTCTCCGCCGGTGGCCCAGGTGGGCGGGTCGATGGTCGGTCGTGGCATTAGAACACCCGAGAGAGCTTGCCGACACCGTACCCCGAGGCGGTCGGCGCCGCTACGAAGCCCAACTCGCCCTCGAAGCCGAAGGGCGCGCGGTACGCCTCGATCAGCACCATGGCGACGCCGGCCGGCTTGACGTCCTCCATGATCCGGCGGACGCGCCGCCGCACGGGGCGCGACATGGGGCGGTCGCGCAGGCACTGGAGCTTGTAGCCGGCGGGGTACATGGGGAGGTACTTCACCTCGCTCTCGCCGGTGACCAGCTTCCAGATCGCCAGGATCTCGTCGACCGTGCCCGTGCAGGTGTTCGCCATGATCCGGGCCTGGACGAACTTTCTGTAGTCGCGGTCCTCCAGGGGGCCGCGCTTCTCGCCCACGATCCCGCCCCACTGGTCCAGCAGGGCGCCGGTTGCGACCTCGAGCTGGCGGTCAATCACCAGGGCGAAGAGCTGGTCCTCCAGCTCCTGCGCCCCGTCGCCCAGCGCCGCCACGAGGGCGCAGGTGCGCGGCTTGTCCCAGTCCTGCGAGAGCAGCCGCTTCACGTTGCGGGCCGCGTGGTCCGGGATGTAGCTGAGCTGCGTGCTGGCGCGGCTGGTCTCGGCCACGGGCTACTCCTCGACCGTGTTGGTGCCGAGGGTGGGGTACTCGGTGGTGTCGGGCACGATGTCCACGGCCCCGCCGTTGAGCAGCAGCACGGCGCCGTCGATCCCGTCGATGGCCGCGACCAGGGCCAGGATGGACAGGCGCCGCACGGCGTCGCCCACGCCCAGGGTCAGGAAGTAGTCCGAGACCGCCTCCTGCACGGGCTCCTCCACGTCCTCCAGCTCGTAGCCGTCGGCCAGGTTCACCGTGATCTCGACGTCCACCTCGAGGGCGTCGGCGTAGTCGAACTTGATGGTCTTGGAGAAGCCGTCGAGCCCGGTGACCGTGGCGGTCACGTCCGTCCCGTTGGTGCTGATCCCGGCGGGGATCGTGGCGTAGATCGCCTCGGCGACGCCGGCCTTCTGGTCGTCCGTGAGGGTGGACGGGTAGACGATCACGGCGATGGACTTCGCCGCCAGGGTGAGCCCCTCCACCACGGCGGAGACGATGCTGGTGTTCTCGATCACCGTGGCCGCCTCGACGCCGTCCAGCGCCAGGATCGCCGCGCGGATCGCGTTGAGGCTCCGGCTCCCGCCGGTCTGGAGGGACTGCTGGCGGCGCTTGCGCAGGGCCGCGTCGCTCTCGCGCTCCTCGCCGGCCGTGGCGGGGTCGGCGTTGGTGACCGCCGTCCAGCCGCTGAACGGGGTCACGATGGTCGTCAGCTCGTCCGCGTCGGCCTCCACGGCGCCGGGGTCCTCGGCCTGGGCGATCACGGTGCCCGTCCCGCCGCTGAGCGTCACGTCCGCGGTCGTGGCCCAGCGCGTAGTCCCGTCCGGCCCGCCACCCTGCACCAGCGCGCCCTCGCGGATGATCGTCCCGCTGGTGCCGGTGAGCGTGAGCAGCACCGTCGAGTAGGTGGCCTCGGTGCGCGTCACGCCGACCAGGAGCGCCAGGTTGTCGAGCTGGAGGCCGGTGGCGTTGTTCACGTCGAAGGCGTCATAGACCGCCTGCGAAGCCTCGGCGAGGTCCCCGAGCTGATCGGCCATGATGGCGGACAGGGCCCCGAGGAAGGTGTCGTTCTCCCACTCGATCACCAGCCCCGTCCGCTCCTCGAAGGCCGAGCGAATCAGAGTGAGAAAGTCCGCGGCGCGCGGCGCGGTGTAGCCCTCGTCGGAGATCCCATAGTCGGGCATGGTTCAGCTCGCGGGGGCGATGCGCCTGGGGCGCAGCAGCAGCCGGTAGGCCGGCTGTCGGTTGCCGGCGCCGGGGGCGCCGAGGGGGAGGAGGGTGGCGGCCACGTCGCCGAGCTCGGTGCGGATCGTGCCCGAGTAGGTGAGCGTCCGCGTGTCGCGGTCCAGCTCGCCCGTCCAGTCGTCCACGCGCACCACGCCCGGGGTCGTCTCGATGGCGCGGCGCACCAGGGCGCCGATCTCCGCCACGCGCGGCGGCTTCTGCGCGATCCAGTCCCAGAAGGGAAGGCCGAAGGTGAGGTCGGCGAACCACTCCCCATAGAAGGCGCGCAGGCGGCGGCCCACGCGCTGGGCGATCAGGTCGAGGCCAGTGATGAAGCGCGCCCGGACGGGGAGGTCCCCGTCCTCGCCGAGGCCGATGTCGTAGCCGGTCGGGGTTGGCGTGCTCATGGCCTCCAGGGTAGCGGCTGCCTACCCGCCGCGCAAGGTCAGCCGCTCCTCGCGGAACAGGGCCAGCTCGGCGTCCCAGGTGCAGGTCAGCAGGGGCCGCCCGTCGGGGTCCTGGGGGACGCCCGTGGTGATCACCGCGGGGGGCAGGCCCGCGTCCTCGGCATAGGCCACGTCGTAGACCGTCTCCAGCAGCGCGGCGGCCGCGTCCTCGGGCGTGATCTCCACGTCGAGCGCGACGGTGTAGGTGGCGCCGCCCTGGGCTGCATCGCAGAACCAGACGTAGGGGCCGAGGAAGGGCTGCTCGAGCTGGACGGGCACGCTGTCCGCGGTGTCGCACGGCACCAGGTCGCACGGATCGATGGGGGTGCCGGTCTCGCCCGTCTCCCCGGTCTCGCTGGTGTCCGAGGTGTCGCTGGGGGTGCCGGTGTCGTCGGCGCCACTGTCCTCGCAGGCGAGGCAGGGGGCCTTGTCGTCACACGTGGCGAGGAGAAGGCAGAGGGCGGTCGTGTAGCGAGGGGGCATGGTCGGTGCTCCAGGCGGTGGGGGCTCTTGGTCGGTGCTCCCCACCTTGCCACTACATGGCTCGGGGTGGGCGGTTGTGCAGAACTTTGTTGAGGCCCCGTCTGATTACGCCACGGTGGCGTAATCCGCAAGTCGAAACCGCGACGCTACTCCGCTTTGACCTTCGCCGCGGCGGTGGACGCCGGCCAGCCCGTGCCCAGAAGCGCGGTCAGGATGGTCTTCAGCGCGGCGCCGCCGTCCTCGGGCACCGGCGTCCAGCCGCTGAACGCCGTCGCGAGCTGCTGGAGCGCCGCGTCCACGAGCGTCGCCAGCGCCACGTAGGAGGTCGCGGCCGAGCTCCCCAGCCGCACCTCGGCGCCGCGCACCACGAGCGCGCCAGCGGCCAGGCCCTCGGCGCCCACGGGAGCCGCTGGGCTGCGCAGGGCGGGGATCGCCACGGCGTCGGACAGGTCGTGGCGCCGCACGTCGCGGGCCGCGTGCGAGCTGCCCGCGGTGCTGCGCCACTCGTCCAGGCTGCGCTCGCAGAAGACGAGGAGCACCGTGTCCCCCGCCTCGAGCGGCCACACGATGGAGAAGTCGCCGGCCCCGGGGAAGGCGACGGGCACGTTGGGGATCGCCGGGGCCTCGTAGTCCGTGATCGCCCCGTCCTTGTCGCGGGCCTTGAACTGGACCGCCGGCTGCACCGTGGCCGTCTGGCTGTCGGGGTCGTAGCTCTGCACCACGCCCGGGAGGGCCGTGTGGACGCGCGCGAGCTGGGCGCGGATCGCCTTCTGGAGTAGGTCGGTGTCGGAGGGGGTGTCGGCGGCCATGGTCAGCTCCTGGGCTTCCCCTGTACCACGACGTAGTAGGGCGTGTCCCAGCCGCTGTCGCCCTGGAACTGCACGTCCCCGGCCGTGTAGAACCCGGTGTAATCCTCGCTCTCGACCTTGAACACCTTGCCGGGCCGGATCCCGGGCTCGAGCAGCGCCCTCACCTGGATCCCGCCGTCCTTCGGGCTGGGGCTCCCGATCAGGTTGCCGGTCGCGGCCGAGAACACCACGGCGGCCTCGCCCGTGTCCTCGCCGGTGCCCACGAACTGGAGGGCCCCGTCCCGAATGAACCAGTCGCTGCCCAGGCTGTCGGCCAGCCGGTCGAGCACGTCGCGGGCGGGGCCGGCCAGGACGATCCCCTTGGGGAACACCAGGGCCTCGTCGACGCGGATCGTGCCCTGGGGGAGGCCCATCTGCGCGGCCACGGCGTCGAAGACCTGGCGCGCCGTGGTCTGCGTGGTGAAAGACACGCTCACGCGGCTGTCCGCGTAGCTGCGCCCGCCGTCCTGGGCCTCGATGTGCAGCACGCGGTCGGGGCCTCGGCGGTCCAGGCGGACGCCGTTTTTGACCGGGTTGCCGACGAAGATCAGGCGCGGCACGTCGTAGCCGACCAGCAGCCGCACCTCGGCGGCGCTGTCCTGGGCCAGCGCCACGCTCGCCGGGTTGACGTTGTAGATCTCCAGCGTCGCGCTGTTCGGCGAGCTGGCCCGGCTCATCTTCACGTCGAAGCTCACGCGCAGCCCGGCGAAGGACTTGCCCGTCTCGCCGGGGCTGCCCACCTGGACGAAGACCTGGCGGCGCCAGAGGGCCACTACAGCACCCGCACGAACACGTCGGGCTCGGCGGCCGGCGCGGCCGCGGCCAGCTCGGCGCGGGTGTAGTAGATGAGCTTGAGCGCGTCGCCCAGGTCCGCGCGCGCGTAGCCGTCCAGGCCGCGCACCACGAAGAGGCCCTCGGGCCCGTCGGGCAGGCTGAGCCCGAAGAAGGGGCCCCAGCCCGCGGACAGGCGCCGGCCCAGCGCCAGGGGCGTCTCGTCCAGCAGGTACAGATCGGCGTACCAGCCCTGCAGGCGGTCGCGCCAGGTCAGCCGGAGGCGGTACTGCGTGCTCTCCAGCGTGAGCGTCTGCTTGAAGGCGGGCAGGCCGGGGAAGGTGGAGACAGCGAGGCCCATCTACGGCTCCGCGCCGACGGAGGTGAGCAGGTCGAGGAGGAGGCTGGTGTCGGCCTCCTCCTGCGCGGGGGCGTCCTCGGTGGTGTCGGTGGGCTGCTCGCCCACGTCCTGCTCGTCGGGGAGGCCCGCGCTGCTGGTCTGCTCGGGGGGGATCTCGACCAGCCCGGCCGTCGCGAGGGTGACCTGCTTGAACTCCAGGTCGAAGGTGAACCGTCGCACGTTGTCGGCGGTCGTGGGGTAGCGCGTGAGGACCATGTTCTGGAGCGTGCCGAAGGCCGCGGTCACCACGGTCAGCAGCTCGCCGGCCGCGGCGTCCAGGAAGGCCAGGGCCTGCGCCGTGCGGTCGGCGCCGCCCGAGCTGGCGACGCTGGCGTAGGGCGTCTCGGACACGATCCCCGTGATCGCGAGCTGCTTGGGCTGGCGCTGCGCGTGGTCCGAGACGGTGCTGCCCGTCTCGACCGGGTGATCGGTGACCGAGACGGTGCCCGTGAGCGCGTAGCTGATCACAGCGTCGAAGGTGAGCGTCGTGCGGCCGTCCTCGCGGACGATGGTGATCGGCGTGCTGGGCACCCTACACCTCCGCCGCGTCGTAGCTGGAGGACACCAGCCGCGCCTTCTCGGCCATGACGCGCTCGATCAGCGTGGTCGCCTCCTCGGCGCTGATCCCGATCCCGGTGATCGTGATCGTGTCCCCCTGCACGGTCTGGGAGACGGTGCGGCTGGTGCTGGAGGTCCCCGCCGCGCTGCTGGCCATGCCGTAGCCCGAGGAGGCCGACGCCGGGGCGTAGGAGCTGCTGGAGGCCGGCGCGGCGCTCGAGGCGGTGTAGGTGCCGGCGCCAGCGTTGGGCGCGCCCGTGTTGCCCCCGAGCGCGCTGGTGACCGCGTTCAGGCCGGCCGTCGCCGCGTCGAGGATCGGGGCCAGGGCGTCCAGCGCGGCGCCGACCTCGTTCATCAGCACCCCGGCGAACAGCTTGGCGAGGTCGATGGCGGGCTGAATGGCCGCCACGAAGGCGTCCCAGGCCGCGGACAGGGTGCCCAGGGCTGCGCCGCCGAGCTGGCTGAGGGCCTCCATGAACCGGCTGATCGCCCCCAGCAGGCCGGGCGCCTCGCGCCACTTCTCGATCAGGCGGCCAAACACGCTGTCCCCGCCCTGCAGGTAGGTCCAGAAGTCCTGCAGCACCAGCAGGAACGCCGCCACGGCGGCCGCCCAGGCCACGAGCTGGGCGATCCCGGCGGCCACGGCCGCCACCACGGCCACGAGCGCCCAGCCGCCGCCCACGAAGGCCGCGGCCGCGCTCACCGCGGAGACGATGCTGGCGATCAGGAGGCCGATTTGGACCACGACGTAGGCGATCCCGGCGGCCCCAGCGAGCGCCGCCAGCACCGCGCCCAGCTTCTCCCAGCCCTCCACGCCGCCCACGAGCTTGTTCACGGTGGCGACGGCCGTGGCGAGCGCGTCGAAGGCGTCGGCGATCCGCTCGGCCCAGGCACGCACCTCCTCCGAGATCAGGTCGCGGTTGGCCTGTACCCACTGGAGGAACTCGCCGGTCAGGCGGATCAGCGTGGGGATCACGGCGCTGGACAGCTCGTTGCGCAGGCTCACCGCGAGCGCCTCGAGGACGGACACCTGGGCGCCGAAGTCCGTCGCGGCCTGGAGCGCGTCCTCGGACATGACGAGGCCGAGCTGCTCCGCCTCGATCCCCAGCCGCTCCAGGCCGTCGGCGCCCAGGGACAGGACCGGGATCACCTTGCGCGCCAGGTCGTCCCCGAAGATCGCGTTGGCAGCCGCCAGCCGCTCCGTCGAGCTGGCGGTGCGCGCCATACCGTCGGCGACCAGCCGGAGCAGCTCGGCGGGGTCGGCGGCCTTGACCTGCTCCATGGTCAGGCCGAGGGCCTTGAAGGCGTCGATCTGCGCCTGGCTGCCCGAGGCCGCCCCCTGCTGGGCCAGCGTGAGCTTGGTCAGCAGCGTCGCCAGATCCTCGGTCGTCCCGCCGGTCTTCTCGATGGCGTAGGCGAGCTCCTGGTACTGCTGCGTCGTGAGCCCCAGGGTCTCCGCGCTCTGCTCGACGGTGCGGGCGTAGCCGGCGGTCGAGACCGCCCCGGCGATGGTGGCCGCGGCCACGGCCGCCACGGCCGCCGCGGCTGCGGTCGCCACCTGGACGAGGTTGCCGAGCGCCTCCTTGCCGCGCTCGACGGCCCCGTCGAACGCCTCAAGCTCCTCGGTGTCGGCGTCGACGCCGATCTTCACCAGCAGCTCTCGGAGGGTGATCGCCATGCCTACTGTTCCTCCTGGCCGGGCTCGGGCCTCAGCTCCTCCAGCGTATCAAGGACGACGTGCGCCTCGTAGAGGTCGCTGAACGTCCAGGTGGTGCGCAGCTCGGCCAGCCCGTCGGGGACCTTGGGCGAGAGCACCACGCGCCACGTCCACCAGTCGACGCCCTGGGCCGCGGCCCGCTCCACGGCCCGGCGGACGCGCCACTCGGGCGCTACCTGGCGCCGGTCGAGGACGTAGCTGGCAGCGACAAAAAACGGTTCACCTGCGCCGCCTCCCAGGCCGCGCGGAGCAGCTCGCCGTAGTTGCGCGTGTAGGCCGCGTCGAAGTGAAGCTGGTTGTCGAGCCGCTTGCCGTCGCGGCTGGTGTACTTCAGGATGCCCCGCACCAGGTCAGTCATGGGCGTCGCCTGGAGTGTGGCGCGCACGTCGGCGCCGAGCGCGGCGAAGTCCACCGCGGCCGAGATCTTCTCCAGGCCCTTCGGATCGTCCATGAGCTGGCGCAGGTTGCCGGCGTCCAGGGTCTGGAGCAGCCCCTTCGCCGCGCGGCCGAGGGGCTCGGCGCCCAGCGCCATGAGCCGCCACATGATGTCCGAGCCCTCCCGCGCGGGGTGGGGCGTGCAGGAGTACTCGTGCGATGCGCCGTCGGCATCGTCGAGCTCGAAGGTGATCGGGTCGGCCATGGTCGGGGGCTCCCTGGTCAGATGCTGAGGTTGGCGCCGAACTTGGCCGTGGTGGCCGCGTTTGGCAGGGCGATCTTGAACTGGCGCTCGCCGGCCGCCTTGCCCTTGCTGGGCACGGGGCGCGCGATGAAGGTGGCGTACTGCTCGGTCACCTTGTCGCCGTTGATCTCGTCCTCCATGCTGAATTCCAGGCGCTCGATCTGCTCGAGGGCGGCCTGGGCCTGCATGAGGTTTGCGAGCTGCTTGTAGGAGAGCGACGTCTCCATGACGGTGATCGTGCAGAGCATGGCCGGATTGTTGATCCGGCTGAAGACGCTCTGGCCGTCGGCCCCGGTCTTCAGCTCGCCAATGTCGGCCGAGTATTCGAACTCGATCCCCCCGTCCTCGCCGTAGCCGCCGATCCGGTAGCCCCCGAGGGTGAGGTAGACGCTCTGCAGGTCGTAGGTCTTGAGCGGGGTGCTCATGGCGTCACTCCGTGATCGGGTCGCGGCTGAAGTAGCAGTTGAACACGAACAGCCGGGCCGAGACGGCGAGCTGCGCGCGCACGGTGAAGCGCATCCGGCGGGCGGTGAGGTCCGCGCTGGTGATTGCCTCGGCGGCGGCGCTGGTCTGGCCCTCGACGAAGTGCCCGGCCGCGACGCCCTGCTGCAGCAGCCCGTCGATCAGCGCCAGGATCTTCTTCTGGCCGGCCTTGCTCACGACGATCTTCTCGCCGCGCGCGCCGTGCTGCACCACGAGGACCGCGGTGCGCTCCTGGAGGCGGGTGGCGAACCAGTCGGCGGTCAGGATCTCGTCCAGCGGCCGGTTGTTCAGGTTGACGCCGGGGTCGGCGACGAAGTCCTCTCCGCCGTAGGGCAGGCCGAGGTTGATGTGGGCGTCCTCAATGGCCGCCAGGCGCTCCGCGGCCGTGGGCGCGGTGCTGTAGCTGTCGACGCCCGCGATGGGGAAGCCGTGCCAGGGGGCCGACCGCTCGTCGGGGTCGTAGACCAGCCGGTTCGCGAGGAAGCCCAGGTCGGCCCAGGCGGTCGAGTCGTCGTGGTAGAAGCCCGCGGCGCGCTCGTTGCTGTCGATGCTGGACAGGCCGGCGGGCACGTCCCCGGCCAGCCAGTCCGCGTCGCCGCTCTGGAACACCAGCAGCATCTTCTTCGAGCTGGCCTCGATCAGCGTGGCGACCGCGGCCACGTCGTCGGCGTCCCGGCTCGCCAGGGCGACGCCGTAGAAGTCCGGGTCGATGGCGATGCAGGCGGTCAGGCCGTCGTCGTAGCCGTCCGTGTCCGCATCCACGCCGCCCGCCAGGTTCACCGGCGACACCGCGTCGTCGTCGGCGCTGAGGACCGTGGCCCCGGTGCCGCCCGTCTTCACGTCGATGATGTCGTTCGCGCCCGCAAGCGCGGTGATCGCCGTCTCCACGTTGGCGACCGTGCTCACGCCCGGGTCGTAGTGGATGGTGATCGCGGTCCCCGAGCGGGTGATCGTGACGCCCGAGCCGCTGTCCCCCACGAGCTCCACGGTGATGTCGTTGCCCGCCTCGCCGGCCGTGTGGGCCTCCAGCACCGTGTCGAAGGCGCCGGTCCCCACGTCGCCCATGTCCTTGGACGCCTTGACCGCGGCCGCGGTCGTGAGGTCGCAGGCGCCCACCTTGAACGCGGACGGCTTCGGACGCTGGCTGAACACCACGGCCGCGGCGGCGAGCGTGCTGCTCGAGATGTAGCCGGCCGTGTTGTAGGCCAGCGCGTCCTCGTAGCTGGTGAAGGTGGAGACGCCTTCCCCGTCGAGGCTGTTGCTGGCCAGGTCGACCAGCAGCAGCACGGTCCCGAAGCCGGCCTCCTGGAGCGGGCTGGGGTCCAGGGTGACATTGACCGTGATGTTCGGGTTGTGCGTCGTGGTGGGCATCAGGTCTCCGTCGCGGCCTCGATCTCGATCTCGTAGGGGTCGGGATCCCCCTCTCGGTCCTCGAGGAGGACCGCCGCGGAGGCCAGCGCGGCGGGCACCTCGAACCAGGGGTCGCCCCTGAGCGCGTAGGATACCTCAACGTCCCGAGCGTAGCGAGGCTCGCTCGCCGTGTCGAGGATCAGCGCGAGGTTGGTGAGCCCGCCGAGCGGGCGAACGGACAGGCCAGCCGCGTCCAGCAGCTCGCGCACGTCGGGGGAGCCCAGCCGGAGCACCATGCGCTCCAGCCAGCCCGCCGTCGCGGCGCCGAAGCCCTGGAGCGAGACCGTGGACCGGCGCTGCCCGCCGCGCCCGAGGACGGGCTGGCTGGCCGCCTCGAGGGTCAGGTTGGGGTCGGCGGTCTCGGTGCCCAGCTCGCCGGCCAGGGCCGCCACCTGCACCTCGTCGCCCGTGGCGACGGCGTAGACCAGCTCCAGCTCGCACAGGGCGGCGGCCAGGGCGGCGGCCACCTCTTCGGCGCCCTCGCCGGCCTGGGAGGTGTAGGACACCTCCTCGCCGCGCACCGTGAGCGAGTACTCGGTGCCCTCGTCGGCCTCGGCCACGGTGACCAGGTCGCCCAGGTAGGACAGATCCTCGTCCTCGCCCACGGGCAGGTCGGGCGCCGTGATCTTGATCGTGAGGTAGGGCTTCGCCGGGCGCGGCCCCGGCGCGTCCGACGGGATCACCTGCGCGTCCGTGAGCGGGGTCCTCGCCGCGGCGAGCTTCGCCCAGGCGCGCACGGCCTGGAGCACGCGCTCGGCGGTGGTGTCCGGCGCGCTCACTCGCTCTCCAGGGGGGCCAGCAGGAGGGCCTTGTAGTGGGGCAGCACGGCCGTCTCGCGCCCGACCAGCCGCACGGTCCAGACTGTGTCGCCGTCCAGCACCTCGTCGGCGGGCAGGCCGCCCTCCACGTCCAGCACGCGCAGCTCGGTCTTGGTGTAGAGCTTGCGCGCCCGGCTGGCACGCTCGCCCTCGGCCAGCGTCTGGAGGTCGTCCCCGTCCGCCGGCTGGAGCGACCCGTAGATCGGCGTGTCGGTCGACGCGCCAGGCGTGAAGCGGCCGTCGGATCCGCGGGCGCCGGCCGCGTAGCGGCGGCGCACGAGCGCGCGCTGGCCGAGGATCACCTACCCCTCCCGCGCCGCACCTCGTGATCGATGGACTGGCGCAGGCGCCCCTCGTCGATCAGCGTGTGCGAGCTGCCCTTGCGGGCGATGGTGGCCGGGGCGTTGGGTGGGGGGACGCCCGTGTTGATCGTCTGCACCACGTCGCCGGCCAGCTTGAGGCCCACGCGCCCCAGCAGGTCGTCCGTCGTCCCGCGGCCGAGGATGATCTTGTCCAGGCCGGCCGCCAGGGCGCGGCCGATCTCGGTCTTCTGCGCGTCGAAGGTGCTGCGCAGGAAGGACCGCTCGGGGACGTGGCCGTCCTCGGAGCCATACTCGTTGACCGTCGCCACCTCGACCAGCGTGAGGGGGCTCTTGTCCCCGTCCACGCGCGCGGCGCCCTTCTGGCCGCGCACGCCGACCACGACGTGGGCGCCCTTGGCGATGGCCCGGAGGCTGCCCAGGGCGGCCGCGTAGCCGCGGTCGGTGTCCGTGAGGCCGTTGGGCACGGCTACACGCCCAGGTCGACGACGCGGGCGCGCCCGGCCGCCAGGCCGCGGCGCAGCCGCACGAAGGCCCGGCCCCAGATGCTGCCCATGTACAGCGCATCCTCGGCGGACAGGGCGCCCGTCGATGAGCTGGACGCCAGGTCGCCGTAGCTCTCGCTGAGGTCCCCGGCGCCCCGGCTGGTGACCGAGGCGCCGGCCGTGGCGCCGGCCCCGGCGTCGTCGGCCGCGGCGTCGGCCTGGATGGCCTCCCAGGTGAGGTGAGCCGCCAGGTAGGCCACGCCCAGGTTGTAGCGGGCGCCCCACTTGCTGGCCTTGACCTGGCCGCGCGCCACCTCGACGAAGGTGTCCCAGCGCGCGTCGGCGTACATGGCCGCCGCCAGCGCCTCGCCCAGCTCGTCGACGGTCTTCGCCACGGATCAGACCTCCGCGCCCTTCTGGTAGGCGGCGATCTTCTGCTCGCGCACCAGCCCGGCGACGGCCGGCTGGGCCTTGAGCCGCGCCCAGGTCTCCCCGTCCAGCTCAAGCTCGGGCTGGGGCGCGTCGGGGTTGCCGGTGTCCTCGGTCGAGCCGAGCAGGTACTCCTCCATCATGGGGCGGCCCTGCGCGTCGCGCTTGGGGTCGCCGCCCTCCATGATGGGGAGCTCGAAGGTGATCTGGTCGGTGCCGCGGTTGACGACGACGACACGGTGGGTAGCGGGCATGGTCGGAGCCTCCGCGCCCACTGTAGCGCCCCGGCCTGGAAAGCACAACGCCCGCCGGGGCGGCGGGCGTGTCGTCGCGGCGCTGGGCGCCCCGATCAGCCGGCGTTGACCCAGCCGAGGATGTTGTTGCCCACGTCCCGCATGATCACGCCGCCGTGCGACATGTAGGCGAAGGTCGTGTCCTCGAAGCCCAGGGACTGCACCGGGAGGGTCGTGAAGTTCTGCACGACCACGTTGCAGATCCCCAGGCGGTCGCGCCGGTAGAACAGCGCGCCGTCCGTGCCGCCCGGCCCCTTGCCCTGGAGCTCCCATGCGTCCTGGATCTGCTTGATCCCGAGGCTGTTGTTGTCCAGCCAGAACCGCCCGATGGTGGTGTCCGTGTTGGACGACCGCGGCGTGTTCATCAGGTAGTTCTTCACCCGCGTCGAGGTGACGAAGGTGTCCGGCCGCATCCGGCTCTTGCTGCGCTCGGCGGGGAAGTTGCCGAGAGCGTTCAGCGCGGCGATCACGTCGTCGGGGCTGGCGGTTCCGTCGAACGGCGTGGCGACGATCTTCTTGGGGAGCCACTTGTAGTTGAGCACCCCGTAGATCCCGTTGTCGGGGTCGCCGTACCATACCTTCTGGTTGGCGAATTCCATCAGCACGTCGCGAGCGACGCGCAGGAGCTCGGCGACCAGGGCCGTGTTGGCGAAGGCGCTGGAGAGCTGCTCGAAGAGGCTGTACACGAAGCTCGTTACGTAGTGCCGGACGGGGAACTGCTCCTCCTTCTGGCTGAGCTGGACGCGCGGGATCTTGGTCTGGCCGCCCCGGTACACGGCCGCGTCGCCCTCGCTGTAGATGCGGCGGACGGTGTGCGTCCGCGCGCCCACGGGCACGGTCGAGTCGATGGGGAACAGGTCCCAGGCGTTGGGCGTGGGGAAGTCCTCGCGCAGCACGTCCGCGTAGATGTGCTCGAGCTGGCGCGCGAAGTGGAACCCGGCGCTGGCGCTCGCCGCGCCCCCCGCGTCGCGCCGGCTGCCCGCCCGCGCCACCTGCCAGGCGCTGTCCACGCGGCGGGCCGCCTCCGGGTTGGAGGTGCGCAGGTCCGCCACGATGCTGTCGAAGCGCCGCGCGTGCGCCTCGAGCCGCGCCTGGGCCATGGGATTCGCGCCGGCCCGGCCGGAGACCAGCCGGGTCAGCTCGTTGTCGAACCGCTGGCCGAAGCCGACGGGATCGCCGAAGTTGGCCGAGTTGCCGAGGGCACTGGCGACGAGGAGGACTGCGAGGCCGCGCATGGGGAGCTCCGGTGTCGAGAGGGGTGCGGGGTGCGCCCGGCGGGCGCTACGAGCGGTTCAGGGGCGCGGCCAGCGAGACCACGGCGATCTCGTCGGCGTTGCTGTCGCGGGAGGCGCGCTGCCAGCTCGCGCGGTCCAGGCGGACGCGGGTGCTGGAGGTCGCCTTGAAGGGCTTGCCGTTGTCGTCGGTGACGCCCAGCTCGATGTAGACCGGGTCGCCGGCCGAGATGGTCTCGGCGCACTCCAGCCAGATCTCGCCCTTCTTGAAGGTGATCACGCCGCTGTTGGCGGGGTACACCACCTCCTCGCCCGCGACCTCGGTGATCTCCTCGTCCGTGGTGTAGACCGAGAAGCCCACCGCGGCCAGGTTGATGTCCGTGGTGCGGCCGGCGTTGCTGGTCTTCACCGCGGCGCCGGTGTCGCGCCCAGGGCCGAAGCTCACCGAGGTCTTGATGGGCATGCCCGGCTTCTCGCTGGTGAGCGAGAGCGTGTTGGTGCCCGCGTCGTAGGCAAACAGGATCGTGTTGGCGGGCATGATCCCGTTGCCGGCGGTCACCACGGCCGCGCCGCTGGTGTCCAGGTCGGTCGCCATGGTGTAATCGACCTGGTAGTCCTCGCCCTCGACGGTGGCCTTGACGCGGATGATCACGCCGTCGTCGTAGGTGAGGACGTAGCTGTCCACCTGCGCCGTGAAGAAGGCGCTCTTGGCCTTCACGCCCAGCTCGTTGGCCTCGTCGTCCTGGTAGCCGCCGCTCACCATGAGCCGCCCGAACTCGACGGGCGCGGCCGCGGCGGCCGGCTGCGTGGTGCTCTGGCTGAGCTTGGCGTCCAGCTCGTCGATCACGAAGCTCTCGCCCGGGTACTGGCTGGTGAAGGTGACCGTGTCCACGCCGTCGCTCGAGGCGGTCACCTGCCCGTACACCATGGGGTCGCCGTTGGCGGCGGCCTCCAGCCCGTCGGCGATCTCGATGGCCGAGGTCGCGCCGTCGGCCTGGTAGCTGATCGTGACGCCGTTCACGTCCAGCTCGTACAGGTGGCCGTTGGTGACCGTGTCTACGGTGACCTCGGTGATCTGCGTCGCCTGCGGATCCTTGTTGATCAGGGTGGTGCAGTCGTCGAGGTAGTTGGCATGGACGGGCATGCCGATGAGCGCCTGGAGGCGACGGGCGCGGACGTCCTGGGCGCGCTGGCTGATAGACATGGTGAGCTCCGAGCGGGAGAGGGTTGGCGGCGGGCTGGGGCCCGCCCAGGATCAGGCGCGGGCGCCGGTGCCGTGGCGCTGTTCGAAGCGCCGCTTGAGGGTCTCGGCCATGGGGTCGGCGCTGGGGTCCTCGCCGCCGCCGCCGCGAGCGTCGCGGCGCGTGCCGTCCCCCTCGCCGCCGCGGTCGGCCGCGGTGTTCGTCTCGAAGTCCGCGCCCAGGCCCGCGTAGGGGTCGACCGTGCCGCCGCCGTCGCGGCGCGCGCCGTCGTCCAGCATGTCCACCGCGGCGCGGATGTACTCGTCCGAGGCGTCCTTGCGCGTGGCCGGGTTGGCCGCCTGCGCCACGGCGCGCCGGAGCGCGCGGCCGCCCATCTTCGCCACGGCCTTGTCGTCCAGCCGGTAGCGCTGGGCGAGGCTGTCCAGCCGGCGGCGCTCGCCAGCGGTGCGCGCGACAACCTTGCGGATCGCGTCCTGCTTGCGGGCCTCGGCCTGGGCCTCGGGCGCGAGCGCGCCCATCGCGGCCGAGTCGGTCACGTCCACGGGGTCGGCCTCCATGGCGCCCTCGATCTGGTCGGGCACGGACGGCGCGCTGGCGCTGGCCGCCTCGATGGCGGTGAGCTTCGCCTTCTGCGCGGCCAGCTCGGCCTCCAGGGCGGCGATCTTGGCGCGCAGGTCCGCGACCGACGCGGCCGGGGTGGCCTCGCTGATCGCGGTCTGCATCTCGGCCACCTTGGCCGCGGCCTCCTCGAGCGCCGTGTCCTCGGCGTCCAGGCGCCGGTAGGTGGGGCCGAGGATCAGGGTCAGGAGCCGGACGAGGCTGGGCTTCATGGTCTCTCCGCGGTCGGTGATCTGTGCGGCGCTGTCTCGGCGGATGGCCGCGCCCTCTCCGGCGCGCGCCCGGCCGGTGAGCGCCAGGTGGTTGTAGACGCGGTCGCGCTGGACCGCGTCGTAGGGGCCGAGGACGGGATCAACGCCGGGGGTGGCGTCGATGCGGCACTTGTAGCCCATGGACAGCTCGTTCAGGCCGCGCTTCCACGCCTGCACGGCGTCCACGCGCTTGATCGCTATGTCCACGATCACGTAGCCGCCCTCGCCCACGAACACCTTGGAGCCGAGGTCTCCTACCGCGTACTCCATGACGTTGTCGGGGCCTACGTCTACGTCCTCGGGCGGGTGCTCCAGGGTGAGGGCCTTGCGCCCCAGCGTCGCCAGGCTCTCGGGGCGGTGCAGCTCCTCGGCCGGGATCAGCTCGCGTACCACGGCGCCGTCGCCGCGCCGGTACTGGAGCACGCACGGGCGGCCGGCGCGGCCCTGGCAGAGCACGAAGCCCTCGGCGGTGAGGTGCGGCGACATGAGCTCGCCCACGGGGATCGCGTCATACCGCCACACGCGCCCGTCCCCAGCCTCGCCCTCGTCGCGGCGGGAGACGTGATCGGCGGTGGTGACGAGAGGATCGCGCATGATCGCCGCCAGCGTAGGTCGGCGATGGTCGCGCGTCAAGATCGCGATCCGCGATCAGTCGTCCAGGATGGGGATCGCAACGCACCTGCACTGGTAGTCCTGGCCCGGGTGGCCGACCGACGGGGGCTTCGCCCAGGCGAAGATCTTGCCCTCGAGGACGCGGTGCGTGGGCCGCACGCGCTCGTCGAGCGACGTGGACCAGCGGTAGCGCAGCACGCCGAGGGCGGTCTGGCGCTGCTGCGTGATCTGGCCGTTCAGCTTGGCGATCTGGTCGCGGGCGATGAACTTCGCCCGGCTGCGCGACACCTCGTAGCGCTCGCGCAGCAGGCCGGCGATCTCGCGCGTGGTCCTCCCCTCGCGCACCGCGCCCACGATCACGTCGCGGATCTGGTCGAAGTACTCCGCGTCGATGCTGGTGATCAGCCCAGCATTTTCGCCAGCCCAGCTCGTATAGAGGTCCAGCAGGCCGCGCGTCTTGAACACGTCCACGGCCGGCGCGGTGGGGATGACCCTGGACTGCTCCCGCGTCGTGAAGAGGTCCACCTGGGCGGCGGTGGCGCGCAGCTTGTCCTCGTCGACCGGGTAGGCCGCGGCGTGCGCGACGCGCACCTGGTCCACCACGCGCACCAGCCGCGCGAGGTCGCTGGCGGCGCTGTCCTGGCGCGCGGCCGCGGCGCGCTCGTCGATCCCCGGGCTGGCGGCCAGGGCGCGCAGCATGGCCTCGTGCAGCAGCTCGGAGGCGCCGTGCGTGCGGCGCAGGAGGTCGCGCTGGTAGCGGGCCTCGAGCGCGCTGGGGAACAGCGGCCGCCCGCCGGGCACGGGGCCTCGGGCGGCGTCGCTGCGCGGGGCCAGCCCGAGCACGGCCTATCGCTTGCGGGGCGTGGGGGGCTTGGCGGCGGGGTCCTCGCCCAGCTCGTCCAGCGGGTCGCCGCCGCCCTGGTCCTGCGCCGCGGCCTCCAGGCGGGCACGCTCGGCCTCGGCCTGCTGCGCCGCGAGCTGCTCGGCCGCCTCCCGCTCGGCCCTGGCACGCTCGCGCTCCGCCTCCTCGGCGGCCGCGGCCTCCAGGCGGGCACGCTCCCGGGCGGCGATGGCCTCGCCCTCCGTCCGCGCCAGCTCCTCCTCGCGGGAGCGCCAGCGGGCCTCGGCCTGGGCCTCGTGCGCCGCCGCCATGCGCAGGCCGGCCACCTCGACCAGCGCGGTCACCACGGCGGCGGGGTCCACGGGCTGGCCGAGCGTAGCCTTGATCGCCTTCTCGGCCTCGCGGCCGGCGCTCACCAGCTCGTCCTCGGTGGTCCTGTCCAGGACGTCGACGCCGGCCTTCGCCGCCGCCAGGAGCGCCAGGGCGATGATCGTGGCGCCGAGCTGGTGCGGCCCGTAGCCGAGGCGCTTGCAGACGCGCGATCCGACCGCGAGGCGGTCGCGCAGGGAGGGGACGACGGGGGCGGCGGGGCGGTCGTGGTTGGGCATGGGGGCTCTCCGCGCAGGTGTGCGACGACACGATAGCCCGCTGGGGCGGCCGCGCGCCAGCCCAACGGCGAGCGCCCCGCCGAACCGAAGTCCGACGGGGCGCCGACAACCTGCGTGTAGTCCCCGGGGTATCGCCCGACCCTTGACGACCGCCGGAAGCGCTCGTGCTGGCGAAGCCAGCTCGGGAGGTCCACCTGACAGGCCGGTTGCCCGCCTGCCCGGGGAGGCAGCTTCTTCGCGCGGGCCGGGGCTGCTGGCCCTGGGGGTTCCCGCGCTTCTGCGCCTCTCTGCTACAGCGTTGAAAAGAGCTGGTACGCCAGCGGAGCCTCAATGGGGCCCGGCCCAGGTGGCGGCCGGGAGTAGGATGCGCACCTGCCCCCAGGGTAGCGCGGGCGCCGCCATGGCGCAAGTCGGTCGATCAGCTCCCCGTCGAGAACCAGGCCCGGGGCGCCTTGCCCATGGGGTCGGCCTGCGTGGCCCGGTAGATGCGGATCGCGGTGGCCTCGAGCCAGAACTGCGCGTTGGGCGGGGTGTTGCCGAAGCTCACCCGGTCGCGGACCTCCGGGCTGGGGATGTCGAGGTAGCCGCGCGTGAAGGCCGCGTAGCCGTGGCGGGGCAGGCACTTCGCGACCGCCTGGACTGTGCGGCCGCCCAGGCGGTCGAACATGATCAGCTCGGTCTCCTTGACCGCGTCGATGGCCTCGCCCTGGGAGGTGAGCGTGGCGCGGCCGACCTCGACCTGGTCCGGCTCGACGCGGGCGTTGGGCGGGCCGCTGGCCTCGGGGATCTGCGTGATCTTCGCCGTGCGCACCTTGCGCCAGCCCTGCTCGCGCAGGCCCATCTCGCACACGCGGTCGCCGTCGGCGTTGACCACGATCACCTCCATCTCCCGCCGGACGAGGCCGGCGAGGTCCGCCTGCTGGGCGAGCTGGCTGAAGGTGCCGAGGCGCGCGCCCACGCGCTCCTCCACCTTGGCGTCGATGCTGGCCTCGATGCGCTTCTTGGTGCCGGCAGTCGCCGCGAGGGCGCCAGCGCCGAGGCTGATCAGGGTGACGAGAGCGGAGGCCCAGGGCGGAAGGCCCGCCGCGCCGCCGTCGTCCGCGAGCGCGCTGGTCGGGACGGAGAGGAGGGCGAGGGTCAGGATGACAGAGCGGATCATGGCAGTCTCCAACGGGAGGAAGTTGGTCGGGGGAAGAAGGGGGAGCTGGTCGGCAGCTCCCGCACCGAGGGGCTTTACACGGCAGCCCCCGACGTTCACCTCCCCGCCAGACTCGGAGAGGGCTTGCGCGCCGGCCCGGCGGCTGTCTGGTAGGACCGCCGGGGAAAATCAGAGCATCGGCACCTCGCTACTCCATGGCCCCAGCGGGCCGGGTGTGATCAGGATCAGTGCGTGTGCCCGGTCTCCCAGCAGCGCGTCCCGCGCCGCACGTACTCGCCGCACTCCTCGCACTCGTAGGTCCCGGCGGGCGCGCGGCTGGTGTTGCCGTGTGCGTTGCGCCGGCCGCCCGAGCTGCTGCTGGAGGCGCCGCGGGTCTCGATCACGGAGCAGATCGCGACGCCGTTGCCGGACCACACGACCTTGTCCACCGTCTCGACCTTGCTGGAGCCGTCGCGCTTGGTGACCGTGATGCGGTCGCCGGGCTTGGCGCTGCCCTGGACCTTGATTCCCCAGGAGCCGTCGCGGAGCTTGTTGTAGGAGGCGGAAGCGGTGGCGGGCATGGTCGTTCTCCTGCGCGGCGTCCTCGCCGCTGGTGAACGACATATACGCCACGGTGGCGACGCGCGCAAGGCTGCAATCGCCACCACGGCGAAAATAGTTGATCCGCTACCGCGCGGCGCTGCTGCTCACAACGTCCTCGCTCCCACGGGACAACGCCACGCGCGCCACGGTGCCCAGGCTGGGGGGCACGGCCAGCGCCTGCAGGCCGCGGCGCTGCTCCTCGGTGAGCCCGGACACGAAGCCGAGCGTCGCGTGGGCGCGGTAGCCGCCCGGCGGCGGGTCCACGGCGATCCAGCGCGCGCAGCTCGCGGCGAGGCCCTGGTGCGCGGCGTCCATGGCCGGCGCGTCCAGCGCCAGCACGACCACGGTGCGGCCGTCCTCGGTGGGCCAGAGCTCAAGGCCGCGCACCAACAGGGGCGAGCCCAGCATGAGGCGGGCCTGCTGGCCGGTCTGGTAGGCCAGGGGCACCGCGGCGCGCTCGGGCACGGGCCCGAAGAACAGGGCGGTGACGTGCCCGCGCACCAGCCGGCCGCTCTCGGGCCGGTAGCCCTGGAGAGGCACCACGGCCTCGACGGCGGCCTGGGCGGCCCTCCACGCCGCCATGTCGCTCGGCTCGGCGTAGATATAGGCCGTCCGCTCGCCGGGCAGCGCGTCGCGGTGCGGCGTGCCCTCGTCGGTGGGCGCTGGGCTGGGCTGGGGCTGCCCGCCGCCGCCCGCCCCAGCACCGGGGTTGCCGCCCGCCGCCTCAAGCTCCGCCTGGCGCTGGCGTGCGGCCGCGAGCTGGGCGGCGTCCTCGGCCTCGGGGTCGTAGGGGAGCAGCTCCGTCCGGTAGCCGGCGGGCCCGTAGCGGCTGCGCGCGATGTGCTCGGGCGGGAGGATCCCGGCCTGGACGCGGGTGGCGTCGGCCTGGGCCTGCACCAGCTCGAGGTCGGCCTGGGCCTTCTCGGTCAGCTCGTCGAGGGGCAGGTAGACGATCTTCCACTTCGCCGGCTCGACGCCGTGCGTGACGCCCTCGCTGGACAGGTAGAGGCCCCGGTAGAGGTAGGTCAGGGGATCGTCGAGGTTGTCGTGCTGCCAGGCGGCGACCACGTTGGCCCACAGGGGCCGATGCGTGGCGCCAGCGTCCCCGCCCAGGACGCCGGCCGTGTCGCCGAACCAGACCGTCTGAGGGAGGGCGGAGACCGCGGCCAGCGCGTCGCGGCTGTTGGCGTCCAGGTTCTCGTAGCCGGACATTGGCGTGGACAGGCTCTCGAAGGTCTCGCCGTCCCCGATCAGCACGAGGTTGTTCAGGGACTTGCTCTTGGCGAGCATCTTCATCCGCATCTCGAAGAGATCCGCCTGATCGCTGGTAGACAGCGACGCCAGCCCCTCGATCTTGACGACGTTCAGCTTCAGCTCCTGCGCGATCAGCGCTCCGGCCTGATCGATGCTGGTCTTGTTGCGGACCTGGTCCCACACGGCCTCCAGGATGCTGTCGTCGAAGCCCTGGTTGACCAGCCGGATCGTCGCGGGCAGCTTGCGCCCGCCGAAGTACAGGATCCGCGTGTGGTGGACGATCCGGCCGCCCGCCAGGACGCCGTTGGCGTTGGGGCTCACCTGCCAGAGCCGCGGGTGGCGGAAGCGCGGGGAGCGCAGGTCGCTCTCATAGACGAAGGGCTGCGCCTCGCTGGGGTCCATGACGACCAGGTTCAGGACGCGCCGCACCCTGCTCCAGTCGAGGGGGGTGCGCAGCACGTCGCCGGGGCGGTCCTGGAGCTCCGGTGGCACGTCCTCGTCCACCACGATCAGGATCACGGCGCCGCCGTAGAGCCGCGCCCAGGTGGTGGCCTCGCGCACCGCGCCCGGGATCCCGAGGCGCTTGTCCTCCGCCTCCATGAGCGCGACGTTGGGCGTGCCGTCGTCGATCCGCCAGCCCTTGCGCGTGGCCTCCTCGGGCAGGATCGTCACGAAGCGCGTCGCGTAGCCGTTGAACCGGAACAGGCTCGTAAGCTCGGTGAAGTCCAGGGGCATGCGCGTGCGGTCGGGCCGCCCGGCCGTGCCCTTGTCGTTGCTCCCGCCCAGCCCGGACAGGGCGTTGACGATGCTGTCGTAGCGCCGCGCGATCTGGCGGATCGCCCGGATCGCCCACCGCTCGCCCGGCGCTGGCGTGCCGCCGCGCTCGGCGGCGTCTCGGCGCGTGGGCCGCTTGGCGGGCAGCGCTGGGAGCAGCTCGCCGTCCGGGCCCGTGGGCGGCGGCGGAGCTGGAGCGGGGGCAGCAGGGGGCGGCGCGTCGCGGCGGCGGCGGAAGGGGGCGGTCAGGCGGTCCCACAGGCCCATGTTCACCTCGGGCCCGATCCTACCCGCTGGCGCGCCTGCGCGCTCCCCGGACTACGCCGCGTCGACGATGGTCTCGGCGCAGAGCAGCTCGACCTTGTTGATCGTGAGCGCGCTGGTGAGCGCCGCGTCGACGGTCACCAGCAGCTCCACCTCGCCCTCGGACAGGTACACTGGCGTCCCGAAGGTGGCGGTCAGGGTGTGCTCCCCGATGGCCTTTCTCTCGCCCGTGGTGTCGTGGGCCGCGTCGTAGGTGACCGTCCCCAGGCTGGTCGCGGCGGCGACGGCCGCGCCCGTGGCTGGCATGATCGAGAACGCGCCAGAGACGGTCAGATCGTTCAGGTCGGCGGTCTCGACCTTGTATTTGATCCGGCAGCCCGTGATCTTGAGGCCCTTGCTGGCCGTGGTGCGCTGGCGCAGCGTGGTCGCGCGGAAAGCCACGGCCTCGGTCGCGGCGCCGGCCGTGCGGGTGAGCACGTAGACCGCAGCGCCGACGCGGGTGAGCGTCCACACGCCCGACACGTCCACGCGCTGGGCGAGGTCCATGCCCACGACTACGTCGGTGTTCTCCGCCACGATGGCCGCCAGCTCGGCGATCACGGCGGCCAGGTCCAGGTCCTGGTCGGGCAGGTAGAGGATCCGCGTCTGGCCGGCGGTCACGTTGCCCGCGTCCAGCCGGCCGCGCTTGGTGGGCGCGACGGGGTCCACCACGATCAGGTCCACGTCGGGGAAGGTCTGCACCGCGGCCCAGGTGCTGGCCGTGGCGAGGATCGTGGACAGCGCGAGCGCGAGGCTGGTGAACTTCGCGGGGACGCCGTTGGTGCCCGCGACCCAGATGCAGCCCAGGACCGTGTCCTGGACGATGGTGCCGGGCACCAGCGCGGACAGGCCGGCGGGGTCCTCGCTGGCGCGGGTGTCCGGCGAGCTGTCGATGGCGGTGGCGAGGTAGCGGCCCTGCGAGTCGGGCAGCCAGGCGACGAAGCGGGGACGGGCGATGGGCGCGGGTCCGCGCTCTGGAGCGGGCATGGTCACGAGGCACCTCCGAGGGGTGCAGCGTACACCGTGCAGGATGATCGGTCCAGCGGCGATCAGCGCATGGCGGCGATCACTGCCCGCTGATCACTGGTCAGCTCTGGCGGGATCACTTCGTAGCACTTCTGATCGGTGAGCGAGCCGTTGGGCCGCCGGATGCAGCGTCGGAACTGCGCCGACACGCGGCCGCCCAGCTTCGGCAGCACGCGGTCGTAGAGCTGCTCGGCGGGGTTGCCCACCACGACCGACCACGCCACGCGCTCGAAGCCGTAGTCGAGCACCAGCCCAGCAACGAAGCGCACCAGGTCGCGGGAGAACAGCAGCCCGCTCCGCTGGCCGGCGCCACGGAAGGCCAGGGCGGACAGGTCGCGTACCTGGCGCACCTCGCGGTCCACCTGCGCGGCGAGGTAGCCGCCCACCACGCCGCCGCCGACCGAGACGCGCTGGATCGTGCTCCACTCGTTCTCGGCCACCTCCAGCTTGTAGTCGGCGAAGCCGCCCAGCGTGTAGTAGGCCGCGCGCGGCTCGGTGAGCGCGCGGGCGTAGAGGTCGGGCAGGACGGCGCGGTGGAGGTAGGCGGGCTCGAGCATGGTGAGGATCCTGGGGGCTGGGGGTTGAGACAGGGAAGGCCCGCGCGCGGCGGGCCTCGTGCTGGGGGCGGCGGCGATCAGCCCGCCTCGGCCCGCACCAGCGCCGCGACGTCGGCCTGCCCGCCACGCTCGAGGGCCTCGGCGATGGCGACGCGCAGGAAGGCGATCCGGCTGGGGAAGCCGAGGGCGCGCCACGCGGCGTCCAGCGCGTCCACGGTCGGGCGCTCCATGGCGAGGGGCAGCACGGGCCGGTCGATCCCCGCGGCGCGGCGCTGGGCGGCCCGGCTGGGCTCGCGGGGGGCTTTCTCGGCCTCGGCCTTGGGGGCGCGCGGCTGGCGCTCCGGCCTCGGCTCGGCGGGCGCCTGCTGGGCCGCCGCGCGGGGCTGGACGGGGCCGAGCGTGATCGCGCCCTTGGTGGCCTCGCGGATCTTCCACACGAGGTATCCCTTGTCCGTGCTGCCCGTGTCGCGGCCCACGGCCTGGGGGTACAGCTCGCGCAGGGCCTCGACGCTGAGCTTGCCGAGGGTCTTCACGCCGCGGGCCTCGAGGAAGGCGGCCACGGTGGCGTGGGCCTGGGCGGCGAGGTCGGCGGGCTGGTCCTCGCCCAGAGCGGCGGCGATCATGTCGTCCTCGTGGACGCGGCTGATGATCAGCAAGGCGTCCGCGGGGGCGGGCGGGAGCTGCGCCACGGGCTCATCGGCGCGCGGATCGTCGATCACGATCTCGCCGAGGTCGCTGAGCAGCACCACGCCCTCGGGCTCCATGCCCGGCCGGTAGTGCAGGATCACGTCCTGGCCGGCGAAGGCGGCGAGGTCCGAGCCGTCGCCCACGCCGTGCGCGACCAGATCGTAGTCGGCGGCCTGCTGCGCGTCGGCCTCGGCGGCGGCCAGCTCGGCCTCCGAGTACTCCCGCTCGTCGGTGGGGCTCGCGGGCGCGTTGGCGGCCCACTCCTCCATCGCCTGCACCAGCTCCGGGCTCGCGCCGGCCTCGACCGCCACCTGGGCGATCACGGGCAGCGGGTCGCCGCCAGCGGCCTCGAGCGCGGCGGCGCGCTGGTCGGAGGCGGCCTGGAGCGCGCCCAGCTCGTCCTCGCTGGCGCCGCCGGCCGCGCCGCGCACCACCTGGCGCTCGGCCTGCAGGAGCTGCTCGGCCAGCTCCGCGCGCTCGGCGTCGAGGCGGGCCTGGCCCTCCAGGATCTGGCGGCGCAGGTAGGTCGCGTTCGGGCTCTTGGGGCGGATCCCGAAGATGTCCATGTAGAGCTTGTAAAGCTCGCTGGGGCTGAGGGGGGCCAGGGTCTCGGCGGTATAGCAGATCGGGGTGGCGTTCATGGTCGGGGCTCCTTCGGGGTGCTGAGGTTCGGCCGCTGGTCAGGCGGCGCGCAGGTAGCGGATCGTAGCGAGGCCCATCTGGCTACCGATGCGCCGCACGAGCCCGCCCGCCACGGCCGCGTCGATCTCGCCCTGCGTCCAGCCGAGGTCGAGGATCGCTCGCTCGGGGCAGTTGGCGGTCTTGCGGATCATGGCGATCAGGTTGGCGGTGCTGTAGGCCATGGTATTCGCTCCAGGTGGACAACCAATAGCGCCGCCATGGCGCGGCCGCAAGTCGGAATGTCGCCAGCCCGGAGAGATTCTTTAGCCAGCGACGAAGAGCCGCGCCTGTCGCCGGTCCTCGGGCCGCACGTCCACGGGGCTCAGATCGACCGCCCCGTTGACCGTGATCCACTCGCGGCCCTTCACCACGCCGCTGTAGCGGCTCGTGAGGTCGTAGCTGCGCCAGCCGGGCCCGAGGTCGCCGGCCAGCGGGCCGCCCTCGCAGATCACCACGCGGGCCCGCGCGCGCGCCAGCTCGTCGGCCATGGCGAGCGTCTCGGACAGCGGGCAGTCCTGCCCGTAGCCGGTGCGGTCGCGATCCTGGTCGCCGTCGCGGTGGTAGGGCGGGTCCAGCAGCACGCGGGCCCGCGGCCCCAGCTCGCGCGCCAGCCAGAACGCCTCCTGGACGCGGCCGTGCAGGACCGCCGTGCTGGGCCATGGCGCGCCGGCCAGGGCCTCCACGCGGCCGGCGACGCGGGGCAGGTGGAGGCGGCTGGTGAAGCCGCGCGCCACGGCACCGCGGGAGAGGTGCGCGTAGCCGTAGGTCCGCCAGCCGTGGTCCTGGAGCTCGACCGGGCGGCCGCGCGCCGAGCCCGTCTGGAGCACCAGCCAGGAGGCGATCAGCTCCCCGAAGGCGGGGTCGCCGCTCGGCCACGCCGCGCCCCCCAGCAGCTCCACGCGCTCGGCGAGGGTCTCGGTGCGGACGATCCCCCGCGCGCGCCTGGGCACGCCGCGCCCCTTCTCGGTGGCGACGCGGGGCACGCCGCGGCCGTCGCACATGGTCCAGCCCTCGGACGCGCTGCGCAGGGTGTCCCGCTCCCGCGGCTCCTGGGGGCCGCCCTGGCCGTGCTGCGCCAGCCAGCGCCCATCGTCGGGCCCCGGCCCATTCTGGCCCGCGGCGAACTCTCGGCCCGCGCTGTTCATCATGCGCCAGCCGTCGATAGTGCCGTCGCGGCGGCGACGATCCTGCTTCGGCTCGTCGTGCGTGGCCGAGGTCTCGCCGATGACGTGCTCGCGCCCGCCGCGGGCGTGGCCCATGCGCCAGGCGTCCAGGCGCTCCGGCCGTCCATTGTTGGAGCCGTCGCCCTGCTGGCCGACGATGGTGTCGCGGCGGCCGCCGCTCTGCCCCTTCCTCCAGCCGCTGTCGCGCTCGCCGGCCTGCTTCACGCGGCCCTCGACCGCCTGCGACCAGCGTGCCTCGTCCCACCACATGGCCGCGCCCGAGGCCGACCGCGCCTGCAGCCAGAGCTGCTGAGAGACGCGCGCCGCCAGGTCGGCGCGCGGGGGCTGGGAGGCCAGCCACGCCCACAGGTCGGAGGCGTCCGGCCCGCCGCCCGGCGTCCTGGCGCGCTGGCACACGGGGCAGCCGTCGGAGGCTGCGCCCTCGCAGGCCGGGCAGGTGCTGGCCCAGCGGCGCAGCACGGCCACCACGGCGGCGCGCGTGGGCTCGTCCAGCAGGGCGGGCCAGACCCAGCCCCAGGGCCCGGCGTCGCACAGCAGCAGGCCGCCCAGGGTGGGGCGGTCGCCGAGCTCGAGCGCGCAGGCCAGCTCACCAGCGACGCGGCGCTTCGCCCCCAGCCAGGACACCAGGTCCAGGGGCAGGCCGAGGCACCAGCGCGAGACCGCCGCGGTGCCCGCGTACAGCTCGCACAGGACGGGCGGGCCGGCGATCACCCCTCGCGCCCGATGGAGACCAGCTCGGCCACCTTGTAGCCGCCGGGCTCGATGACGATCCAGGCCGCGTCGTCGTCCTCGGGGTGCGGCGAGCGCGCCCAGGCGACCTCCGCGTATAGCCCGTCGGGCCGCTGGTCGTGGATGCTGAACGTGTCGGCGTCCAGCGCCTCGACAACGACGTGGGGCCGGCCGGCGCCAGCGAAGGCCAGGCCGATCAGCTCGGCGGCGTTCTCCGGGTTGCTGGTCCAGTCCAGGATCTCGGCGATCACGGAGGCCAGGGCGGCCTCCAGTTGGGCAGGCTTGACGCCGGCCAGCTTGGCCGCGCATTCCTCGGGGGTCATGGTCGGATCCTCGCGCGCCCGCGTGGGTTGGTCGGGGCGGGCGCGTCCCCCATGATTACGCCACGGCGGCGCCGTGCGCAAGTCGGAAGGCTCCGCGTCGGCGATCAGCGCAGGAGGCGGGGCCTGCGCTTCGCCAGCCACGCCAGCGCGCGCCGGTGCCAGGGCGTCGGGTCCACGATCACCAGCAGCGCCAGCTTCTGCACGCTGGCCGAGAGGGCGGCCACGAGCTGGTCGTGGGGAATGTCGCTCTCCCCGAACAGCCAGAGCGCCACGTCGTCGGGCAGCGCGGTCAGCAGCGCGCGCTCGCACGCGGCGTCGCCCTGGGCAGCGACCAGGCGCACGGCCACCACGACCGCCTCCACCTCCTCGGCCTCCAGGATCCGGCTCGTGCGGTGTAGCGGCGGGGTTGCCCGCGCGAGGAAGATCCGCCACTTCGCCACGATGCTCCCGGCCGCTACCACGGCGTCGGGGCACAGCGCGCAGTCCACCTTGTCTCCGCCCACGGCGCCCTCCATCTCCAGGCCGACGATGATCGTGGTCAGGGTCTCCCGTAGCACGGCGGCCGCGCCGGGGTCCTGGCGGGCCACGCGCTCGATCACGGGCACCAGCGCCCACAGCAGCCGGATCACCTCCAGGCGGCCGGAGCTGAGGGCCTCGCGGGCGTCGCGCGCGCGGTCCAGGACGCGCGCGAGGTCGTCCCGATCCCCGTCGCCGCTCACGCCCCCCGGCCCAGCTCGCGGGCCCCCCGTCGGCTCGGGCACGGCGGCGGGCTGGCTGGCGCTGGGGGCGGTCGTGGCATGGTCGGTCTCCTGCTCGCCCAGCATACACCGGCCCGACGCTGGCGGGCAGATCGGGGCCGCGGTAGATCTCCGGCGCGCGGATCCCGCGCCCGCGTGGAGAGCCTCGGCCCCGAGCGCTCCACGGCCCAGCGGAAAGCGGGGCCCCAGCTACTCCGCCGCCAGACGCCGGAGCCGCTCCCCCTGGGCGGCGTGCCAGCGGCGCAGGTGGATCACGCGCATGTCCAGCGTGCAGGACACCCGCTCGCCCATGACCGCCGAGGCGTTGCTGGCCTGCCAGGACGCCGCCTTGTCCCAGGCCATGGAGTCAATGCTCTGCACGCGGCCGGCCAGTCGCCCCAGCTTGGACAGGGCCTCGCCCTTCACGCCGAACAGGTGGAGGCGGACGTGGGCGGGCAGCGCCTCGTCCAGGGCCTCCAGCACGGGCAGCAGGCCCTCGGGGCCGCCGACGGCGCGGGTGCAGACCGAGCCCACGCCGACCAGCTCGGGCAGGCCCGTCCGGTCGCGGTGCCAGGTCGCGCCGCACCACTCGTCGCCGGACGGGCAGGTGCAGGGGTCTACGGCGTCGGCCGCGGCCGCGAGCTGCTCCGCGCACAGCACGTAGTCCTCGGGGCGCCGGCCCTGGAGGATGGGCATGGGGTCGCGCGCCTGGCTCTCGCCCTCGCGCCGCCACGCCTCCAGCAGCTCGCGGGCGTCGCGGTAGCCCTCGACGGTGAGCGCGATCCGCCGCTCGACCTCGGCCCGGTTCCCTGCGATCTGCCTCTCGCAGCAGTAGTCCGGCGCGCTCCACCACTCCATCGGCGAGGGCAGGGCGCAGCGCACGGGATCGTCGTCGGCGTCCTCCTCGTCGTCGCCGGGGAAGTTGAGGACGACCTGCTCCACATAGTCGCCGATTGTCCAGCGGTAGCCGCCGAACCGGGCCATGGCGACGAAGCCGGCGCTGTCCAGGGCTGCACCCACCGTCCAGGCGGTGAGCGGGAGGCGGCGGAAGCCGCCCTCGGCCTCGCGGTACAGGCTGCCCATGCTGATCAGCACCGGCGCCCCCAGCGCGCGGACGGCGTGGAGGAAGGGGTGGTCGGCCTCGTGCGTGAGGTAGGGCAGGCCGACGCGCACCTGGGGCAGCGGGGCGGCCTTCACCAGCGCCTCGGGTTCACCAGCCAGCGGCGGATCCGGCTGCGCCTGGGCAGGTGGTGGATCAGCGCCAGCTCGACGGGGAAGGCGACGACGAACCACGCGGCGGACAGGCGCCCGCCGCCGCCCCAGCGGGCCAGCGCGTAGGCCAGCGTCACGCCGCCCCACCACAGGCGCAGGCGGTTCACTCCAGGCGCCCCGCCGGCAGCCCCAGCGCCGCCAAGGTGAGCTCGTGGAACTCCAGGGCCTCGTAGCCGCGCCAAGCCGGGGACGCCTGGGCGGGGCCGTCGGCGCGCTCCTGGTAGAGATAGACGCGCTGCACCCCGGCCGCCAGCATGAGCTTCGAGCACTCCACGCAGCTCGGGCCCCCGCTGGGCACCAGCGCGCCGGCCTCGTCGACCTTCGCGTGGACGACCTCGAGGACGGGCGCCCTGGGCCTCGCCCTGGCGCGGTCCAGCGCCCATAGGAGGGCGCGCTGCTCGGCGTGGACGGCCACGCGGGGGCATGCGGCCCGGCAGGCCGCGTCCCTGGTGCAGACCAGCGGGCTCGGCGGCCCGTTGCTGGCGCTGGCGACCACGCGGCCGCCCTCCCACTCGCGGTCGATGATCGCCACGCCGCGGCGGGATTTCGCGCAGGGCGAGGTCCGCGCGGCGGCGACGGCGGCCTGGACCGCCTCGTGCAGAGCGTGGTCGACGGGGCTCACGCGGCCGCCTTCTTGGGCTTGAGGTGCTCGGGGATCGGCTCGCCCTTGCGCCAGTTGCCCTCGCCGTCCAGGTCGTACCAGAAGAAGGGCTCGATCCCCTCCTCTCCCACGTAGCCGACCTTGAGCCGGTACCGCTCGGCCCGCCCGTCCCAGTAGCGGATCGCGATGATCCCCTTGTCGGCCGCGGCGACCTTCTCGGTCGCGAGGGCCAGCGGGTGCTCACCCGTGGCGCTGGCCTGCCCGCCGTCGCCCGTGGCGCTGGCCTGCCCGCGGACGCCCGTGGCGCTGGCCTGCCCGCCGTAGCCCGTGGCGCTGGCCTGCCCGCGGACGCCCGTGGCGCTGGCCTGCCCGCCGTCGCCCGTGGCGCTGGCCTGCCCGCGGAAGCCCGTGGCGCTGGCCTGCCCGCGGACGCCCGTGGCGCTGGCCTGCCCGCCGTCGCCCGTGGCGCTGGCCTGCCCGCCGTAGCCCGTGGCGCTGGCCTGCCCGCCGTAGCCCGTGGCGCTGGCCTGCCCGC